AACATTTGCACAAAAACAAGATGGAGATGGAACACCAACCCGAGATCTGGGTGCGATGATTTCAATCCTCACCGTAGCTGTACAACAGTTAACCACAAGAATAGAACAACTGGAAAAGAAACCATGAGTTATGGATCGTTTTCGTATGGGTCAACGAGTTATGGTAGTACCATCAATAATTTAAGAGTTCAAAATCTCAACGATGATACTACTTTAACTGATACCAGATTTTCTCTCGCTGGTAAATTAACATCGTTGGAAACAGAAACATCTACAGATGCTACAGTATTGAAAGATGTTGGTAAATTACAATCAGATACTGAAACATCCACCGATAGTATAATTAAAGATGTTAGTATGTTTAAATCTGAGATATCAACATGTATTGATAATGTATTTAAATATATTACCAGGACTATATCTGGAATTATAACACACACAGATACGATTAAAAATTCTGAATATATATCGAGGGCAGAAATAACAATTTTAAATGAATATACATCCACCTTTACATATCAGGATGATTATACATCTACATTGAGTTTTATACATTAATGAGGAAACATGATAACTATCGAACGCGGGAATACTAAAAAAATACAGGTTAACTTTTACGATGAAGATAGTGCATTAGTTGATCCAGATGCGGGAAGTGGTAAAATAGCAATATACTTCCAAGATGGAACTTCTATTTTAGCTGCTACAGTTTTAACTCAACTCTCCACCGGAACATTTTTTTATAGGTGGGCAACTACATCGAGTAACTCGATAGGTATATATCATCTCGAAGTTACTGCAACATTCGGGTCTCAAACATTTACAAATCGAGATTCGATATATCTAACAGATGTAATTAGTGGTGATTAATATGACTCCAGATCCATTAAGATCAGAAGTAAATTCAATGGTATTAGCAAATCTTGGAAACCCAAGTTTCAATTCTACTACCAGTGTCTATACTATCTATGGGATGAAGATGCCAATTACATCTCTTTCTATGCAAATAGAAGTTGCGTATGATTATGTATATGAATTAATTGGGTCAAGTGCGATTGCACTCGATACTAATTATAATAAAATAAAATTGTTTATGGCCGATTATGCAACATTACGGACATTAAATGTCTTAAATGGTGTTGCTATAACAACTCATTTTAACTATAGTTCCGGGGGATTAAATATCCAGAAGCCAGTCATCGGAATGATGGCTGCAATGATTGATCAGTATAAAATACAAATGAAATCATCAAAGAAAACATTATTAACACGTGCGGTTGTTACAACTGGTGCAGTGGTATCTGCTGGATCAAGTGATTTGAGTCTCGCCATACCCAATGAAGAATCACCCGAAGGCTCTGGTATATCAGTGATCGGCTATGACCAACCGAATTTGTGAATATGGAATCAAAGAGATCTGTCCCCACAGATCCATTGATTTTGAAATATGTAATATTTGTATTCATGTAAGTATACATAAAATGCTCGAAAGTATGGTAGGTAAAAAGGAATGACTATAGAGGCACCAACATTAGATTTCACTCAGATCCTAGAAGATCTGGGTCAAACTATAACTATTCGAACCATAACAAGAACGGTAAATGCAGATGGGGCTGTTACTGTTGCCACCACTGCTGATACCGATGTCTCTGCAGTTGTAAATGAAGCTGGCCCGAAAGAGAAAATATATTTACAAGCCGGGTTAATTGATATAGGGGATATCATATATCTTGTTGCACCCGGAACAACGGTAAGTATTTATGATCAAATCGTGTGGAATGCGACTATATATAAGATAAGAAAAATAATATTGCCTCCACGAATCAATGGTGTATTGTTATATAAACAAATTTTAACAGTTCGTGATAGCACAGTATAGACCGAAAAGTATATATACTAAGACGTGTATATAGATAGTAAGGTAAGTATTATGAATGTAATAGAAAAAAGAATAACATTAGACGATGTATCGAAACCAATGAGTTTATTTATCACTGGTGATTGGCATATCGGAACACCTAATTCTGATATCAAAGCAATCGAAGCTAAAATCACAGAAATAAAAAACACACCAAATGCTTACATAGCACTTGTTGGTGATTTAGCAGAATGTATTGAAATAAAAGATAAGCGTTTCAGTATCTCTTCCGTTGACAAAATGTTTTATCCGAGGCTCTCGGAACTCAGTGTTGCTCAGTATGACTACATAAAAAAGATACTTACCCCTATCAAAGAAAAAATTTTATGTGCCATACCGGGCAACCATGAGGACAAAATTACAAGCGATTATTGCCACGATATACATAGGGATCTATGTAGAACTCTCGAAATTCCCAACATGGGAACTGCGGGATTTCTTAAAATCAAATTTGATCGCTCACAATTTCATGCCCCTGAATTGATTACTTTCCTAACCCACGGATGGGTCGGTGGAAGAACAAGTGGGCCCAAAGTAAATGCGGTTGAGAATCTATCTCAATACTTCGAGGCAGATCTGTATGCAATGGGACATAGTCATAATCTATTCGTTGGTAGTAAAGCAAGACTATCCGTTGCTGGATCAAAGACGAAAGAGAAGGATGTCTGGTATACAAATACAGGATCATATTTAAGAACATATATGGATGAACATTCATGTTATGCGGAGAAGCAATGTTTACCGCCCAATAGATTGGGATGTCCAAAATTCACAATAAATGTCACAAGCAATAAACTAGATATTAAAGGTGAGATTTAAATATGAATCTTCCAGAGGCTGGGGTAAGAAGACCCAGCTTTTTATATAATAATAAACCCACCGTTCCTCGTCCAGTATTCAGTAAAGCAAATAAGACAGTGAAGCGAGAGACAGTAATTGGTGGAGCTGGTCATGCTAGATGTTATGCATGTTCGGCTTTATTGCCAAAAGATGATAGTGTATGTCATAACTGCGGCAGAACTCAGATAGATTTGAGCCTCCTTGAAAATAATTCAGAAGAAGCCGGAAATCTCTTTAAGAAAAGAATAAAGTATTTAGGAGCATCTAAACACGGATACGAGGGATAATGGCAGAAGTCGAGATTTTAATTGAGGGTGAGTTTAAAAAAACTAAATATAAAGAGTTGAATAAACAACTCTCCCCCATAGTTCGAACTGTATTTAAAGAAATTGTAAATACAATCGAACGAAAATCTAAAGAATTTGCCGCCGGAACATATCAAGTTCCAAATCATGTCGGTGGACAAGCCAATCATAAGATTGGTCAAAGTGAATCTGGTTATGCATCCACTGGTAAATTATCAGATAGTATTGAAGTAATTCGATCCCCAGTTAGGGGATATTCTTTTTCAGCAATTATTAAAGCCAATTCACCTGTGGCTAGTAATGTAGAATTTGGAACTGGTATATACGGGCCAAATATACAAACTATTAAACCTAAGACTCCAGGTGGAACATTAACATTTAATACTCCCAAATTTGGATGGTCGAATGTTCATGAAATAAAAGGACAACGACCTAACCCATTTATGCGGGGAGCAGTGTGGTGGGCTAAAGATCATATTGGTGAAATAGCTAAAAAAGCCCAGAAAGAATTCAAAGGATCTCTTATCAGATCTCAGTTGGATATATCAATGGAGTTATAATAATGGCAACCGAACCAGATATTTTAGTAAGAGATTTATTGAGAAATAGATTGACCGATCCAAATTCATCAAGATCTGGTGAATATGTGGTTGAAGATTTCCCCTGGGAAACAAGTTTAACCGCTAATAATTTTCCAAGAGTTTCAGTAATGGAACAGTTTGACAGTAGTAGACCATTTGGATTAGGCAGTACTAATGCAATTGTATCGGATCGTTTACAATTAGATATATGGGTAAAACCGGATCAAGTATTGACGGTTGATGCAACCCCATATGAGGGATTCAAACAAGTTAGATGGATCAAACGGAGTATTATAAACGCATTACATTCATATACCATATCAGATTTGGTAGCTACTGGGGATGTATTATACTTAAATGTAATTAATTGGTATCCACCCAAAATGGATTACACCTTTAATTTAGTGAGACAAACAGGCGATACAACATACGCAATTTATAAACCATAAATGGAGGATAAAATTATGCCATCAGGTGCACTAGCAAGTGTTAATTACGGCTGGGAAGAAACAGCCTTTCAGACAAAGTCTGCAGCAATAAACAAAACGTTTGGTGTAGGTTCTAAACTTACAGACTTAACGAGGGGAAATAACTTAGAAGTTATATATGGCCTTGGTGATAGAGAAGCAGCAGTAAACTTAGAAAAACAATTTAATGGATCGTTTTCAATTGAGACTGCTCTATCTGACCCATGGATCTTCAAATCATTCTTTGGTGATGCATTCACATCTGCCAACAGTAATACAGGAAAAGCAACAGCAACTACTTTAACCGGCGTCCAAGCAATCGGTGCCACGAGTTTAGTTGTAGCGAGCTCAGTAGGATATGCAGCAACAGATGTGATTACTATAGCCGGGGGAACAGCAAATACTTATGAGATACGAAAAGTGACCGGTGCTTCAGATGGTACACACATAGAAATAGATAAACCATTACATTATTCACATCCCAATGCGGCAGCAGTAACTGAAATCGGTGGATCTGGACCAACTACATACTACCATGTATTTAGAAATCTCAATACACCATCATTGAATACAATTACTGTACAGAATACAATTGACCTAACAGCAGATCTTCAGACAAATTTACTTGGATGTATACCAGTTGGTGCATCTATAAGCACATCGGTCGGTTCACCAGTAACTGCATCGTATGATTTCATATATGGTAAGGAGGATCCAGAGAACTCACCAGCATTTGTTGCTCAGGTAGCTTCAACAAGAAGCCCATATACATTTGCATATGGAAATTTATATACACCCGGTAGTAGTACATCAGCATTAACGGCGGTTCAAAGCTGTGATATCTCCATATCACCGACATTGGATTTAATATATGGCCTTGGTAGTAGGAATGCATCCACATATGTTGAAATGCAGTATGACTATACAATCTCTTCAGAAATGTATTTCCAGAGTAAGAACGATTATCTCGCTCTATTCATGGACGGTACAAGTACATATCCAGTCACTGGCCCCGGATCAACCGTTGCAGAAAATGGATTAGTACTACATCTAAATAATGGAACAGACACAATGGTATTTTCATTCGGTGGTGTCAAAGCCGATACGACAAGTATGCCTCAGGATCCAACCGCACCAATTATGGAATCAGTATCATTAAAAGCAAGAACACTTCATGTATATGCATTGAATGCAGTAACAGCAATACCTTAAGGAATCAATATGGTAAAAACAGTAGAATTAGATATAACAAAGTTCTGGGAGTTCCCAGCGAAAGTTGTAATAAAGAAATTGAATTTTGGAGAACTTGTAGATTTAAAGGACAGTATGCCAATGCATATTGATCCTTTAACTCAGTTACCGAAGGAAAGGGAAGGTTATGCATCATTGATGTTTATTCAATCTTCCATAGTAACCGCTCCATTCGTTACTGGTAAAAAAGCAACCGTTGAAGAAATCCGAAATTTGGATTTTGACTTGGGGACATTTTTAGCAGAAGAAGTTTTCAAACTGAATGGTGTAACCCCAAACTAAGAAGTTCTTTCGAACGTGCTGTAACAAAAGGCACACGGGATCCCACACTCGGGAGACTTATTAGAAAATTTTCTTTAATGTATTGTGGGATCCAACCCTCCGAAATCAATATGATGGATGGGGATGAAGTAGAATTATTTAATATTTTTTTCCGTGAAATGAAAAAGATAGAATTAGGAGCAAGTAAACATGGCAGAAGACATTAAAGTCAAACTGGGAGCAGATGTTTCGGGAATTGAGAAGGCACTCGATAAAGTCTCCAAACGGAAAATGAATATTCCTTTTTTAAAAACAGGATTTACAAAAAGCGAATCATATAAAAGTGCTTCTCAAACATTATCTAGTCTTAAAAATTATACACCCACGAGCTCCTCATATCAAAAACCCCCGTCTTCTAAATTAGATACGGGTGGAATTGGTGTAAAGCCACTTAGGGAAGCTTTTAGAATAGGGTTAACCAACATAAATAAAAAGAATAAACAAGATTTATGGTGGAAGTGGATTAAGGGTACATATACCGTATTAACAAAACCAACCCCACTAACAAAAGCATTTGCAAGTATACTCGATAGTATATTAACGCTATTGATTACTGGTATTTTATTACCATTCCTCGATGATATACTCAAAGTATTAACATATTTATTGGATAAGTCGGTTGAATTTTTCAACTGGATGAATACCAATAAAGAAAAAGTTAAAGAAGTAGCACAGATCGGGGTCGAAGCTATAATGGCTTCTCTCGGATTGAGCGGACTTATCAAAGTATTTGGGTGGTTATCTGGTAAAGCACTAGCACTTGTCCCGGGTTTCCAATTACTGAGTAAAGTATTGGCCCCAGTTATTGAGTGGTTGGGTGAAAAGGGAGTACTTGCTTCATTAAAAGGAGTCGTTGCCTTCGCAGCTAAGTTTGTAGATCCGCTTTTATGGATAACATTGATAGCTGATATAGGATCACATATCTTCAATTGGATAAAAGGTTGGTCTGATAACCCCACATGGCAAGCTTTTTGGGGTGGAATGGCTGATCTAGCAAGTATAGTTGCAGAAATCACAGATATATTCGGATGGATAATCGATATATTCACTGGTAGAGGATGGGATCGAGTAAGTAAAATTGGCAGCGATATTGCTGATTTGGGTCAATCTATCAAATCAGGTCTAGGTATGAGTGGAAGTCTAATTGGTGGGGATCTCATGCAAGACTGGGGCCCGGAAGCAAACGCTGGTGGAACATCAAATGCAACCACAATCAATGTATCTGGATTAGTAGATGAAAGAAAATTCAAAGAAACGATCCAGAGTGTTGTAAACCAAACTTTACAGAGAACAAATAATATAAGAGGAAGTGCATTCTAAATGACATGGAGTATAGGAACTACGGGGGGAACGGGTAATACGGATACCGTTCTCCTCCAAGCCACAAATAATACTACATATGGTTCCCCACAAATTCAGAGTTATAAAGTATTTAAAGAAACCCAAATGACATTAATTCCTATTCCAACATTAGATTCGAGTAGTACAATTGGATTAGATATATTGGGGACAGTAAGAAATATAAGTATCAATGGATACTGCACTGGAACATCAGCTCAATTATCAGAATTCATTGGTGATTTAGAAGATAAAGTATATGGTAAACAATTTACCAATACTAATAAAGGTAATACACTCACAGTTGAACTTGCAAAAACTGGTGTGACTACATACAATGTTATTGTAAAATCCTTTACTTATGAATATAGTTCTGGAGTTCCGAATAGAATAGAATATTCGCTCGATATGGTACAGGTAGCAACTTCATGAAAACATTTATTAGAGTTGATGTTGGACCCGATGGGTTTGTATCATCTACAACATTACACGATACTGTCTCTACGTATAGTGTTCTTAGTGTATCCTATCCAAAAAATTTTGGTGAAGCAATATCATCTGTCAGTATAAAATTTATCAGAAATACAACGACAGCGGATGACACTATACTTGGCCCGGGTAAAGAGATTAGAATCTGGCATAAATCAACTTCACCTGTTGGGAATGCAGATGCCGACAGAGTCTTTAGAGGATACATCATCGATAAAAAATTAGAAGGCAATGAAGTTATAGTTACTGCAAATGATGTGTTTATTAAAGCACAGTGGACAACGGGAACAACTACACAGGACTATGAAACATCAACTTCAATAAAAGATATTCTAACAGCATTATGTACTGCGGCTGGATTAACAGCATCCAATAATGCGACAGCAATGTCCCCCACAAACATTGTAAAATTTTATTCAAATCAACAAAATGTATTTGAAAGAATACAATATCTTTTAAATTTAACTGGGTGGTATGGGTATTATGATCCCACCACATCAGCAACAATAATATTCCAACCTAAATCGGCCGGTGGATCTCAAACATTTAATGTATCAAATATCATAGGGGTCCCACAGTGGACTAATGATAGCAGAGATTTAATAAATGATGTCACAGTAATAAGTGGAAGTAATCAGATAACTACCACGTATTCTACAGCAACCACTGGTGGGAAATCATATACCCTCGGTATCAGTAATGTTGCAATAGAGAATGTGATTGTTAGTCTCAATTCGGACTTATCATCACCATTTGCATCCAGTGAATATGTTATTTTGGGACCAAGTACCCCTGGAATATGGTTTACAAAGGGTGGAGAACCCGCTGCTGGTAAAACTATATATATAAATTATACATATCAAACTTCATCGGGAAGTTCCACCGCTAGTAATGCAACTAGTCAAAGTAATTATGTAAAAAGAAGTAAACCTATTCAAAAAAGAGATGTATTAGATTCAACTGATTCTGGAAATTGGGCAACTAACTTAGTAGCCGACGGCTTCTGGGGACTCCCAATTCAAGAAGTTACTATTCTTGTAAATGATAATGTAACAATTCCAGCACTTGGATCGCAAGCAGATATTACTGATCCAATAACAGGTAGAGCTTTAACATATTTATCTCATAACACTATAGTATACTCCATCGAACTTCAATGGCCTTACCCAGGCATAAGAACATTTATTTCCTCTAGACCATTGAAGAATCCGATGCAGCAAACAAGTGTTCAAGATAGTGTAGAAAAAGTACAACTTGAATTAAAGAAAATCAATCCAACTTCTCTGATGAGAAAGGATGCATCAACTCCCTTACTTGGTTCGCAAGACTTTTGTGGATATCAGGGTAGAAATTTAAGATTTGAAAACAGTTCAGTTGCACCAAGTAATCTTGGATTGGGTGGAATTTATTATAATACCGGTGATCACTTACTATATTATAATAAAAATTCAGTATGGACTTCGGTTGGAACTGTATTCAATGGTGGAACGATTACCGGTGATTTAAATATTTCAAAAGTCAGTGCGACACTTGATATAGATTCTAGTAGTGGATCTTCCTTAATCAATCTTAAATTGGCATCAGTAACAAAAGGTCAATTATATAATACAGCCTCAGATGTAACTTTACTCAGTAATACAGGTGGATTATATTTAACAACTGCTATCACAACCGGTGGAAGTGTATTTCTTGGTACAAAAGCTGTAACAAGACTTACAATAGCGGATTCATTGATAACATCAATTCTCCCACTTCGTGTAGATAAAGCAGATCCTTCTATAGAATTTTATCATTCTACGGTATATAAAGCACAACTTCTATATTACAATACAGATACAAGTTTTAATATTGCAACTGATAATGGAGTAAACTTTTATCTAGCTATAGATGCTATTCCTAGAATATCGGTATTAGATGAAAGTGATATGACATTTCACGTAAAGACAGGACAAAAATTTACATTCACGGTAGGTTAAATATGACAACTTTAGGTGGATCATGCACGAGTAGAGGTGGTTCATTTGGTTTTGATGCAACATATATCTCTGATTATACATTTTCTGGAAGTGGGACAGTTACATCTGTATGTGTATATGCGGGAGTATTTAGCGGAACTGGATCTATTACAGCTATGTTTTTTAGACCAAATGGTGGTAATTGGGATTACATTGGAGAAAGTTCCACCCAAACTATGACCAATACAACGAAAGAATCATTTACTCTTTCTTGTAATGTTTCTGTACAAAGTGGAGATATTATCGGTTGGTATACAGATTCAAATGGTGAAATTGCCCACGATCTTTCTGGGAGCCATACTTATTATAGGGAAAGCGGAAAACAAACTGGTACAAATATAAATTTTTCCACATCTTTCACTTCTCACGGGGATACGAGTATACTTGCAACTATATCCATCACCGATGTATATGTTGATATAAATAAATCTGATGATAGCGGAGATGGATTTTCTTGGGCAAATGCCAAAAAAACAATGGCTGCGGGTTATGCACTACTTGATACCAATACAACGATGCACGTAGCCACGGGTGATTACTCAGCACAAACAACAATAACTTATAATAAAAACTGGTCATTATCACCAGAAGATCCAAATGCGGTTGGAAATAAAACGGTGAGTATACCAAAATCAACGTAGGGGAAAAGGGGTTAGTGGGCAATTGCCCCGGGTGGGATCACCTATTTTAGAAGAATTAAAAAAACGAAGGAGAAAAAACATGGATGAATTTGAGGTATTGAACGAAAGAATCACGGAGTTATTTATGCAATTCCAAAAAAGTAATGACGAATCACATGCAGCAATGCAAACTTTATTCATATCGAAGATTGAGGGCATATCATGTGAAGATTGTCTCGTAAGTAAGCGTGTAGATAAACTCGATGAGAAGCTAGAAACAATTGAAAAAAGACAATATTATTTCATGGGTGTCGGAGCAAGTGCAATAATTATATTGCAATTTTTGTCAAGTATTTTTCTAAAATAGAAAAAAACGAGCCTCCAGGATTCGATATGAGGCCCGATCGCATAGTGAGTATGGGTAAGAGTACCCCATCATTCTACTATAACTTCACCATTTTCATCTATTGTATACGGAATTTCTTTTATATCCGTTGGTTTCATTTCTTTAAAAAACTGTTTTGTTTTAAACTCTTCTTTTTTACCAATATTCCATCTATCGACTGGACGATAGTATCCCACTACTCTACTATACACTTCAGATTTTTCACAACAATTTCCTTTTCCTAAGTTCTTTCCATGTATTGGGCAGATACTGTAGGAAGGAGACCATGTGATATATGGAAGTGTGTTGTGAGTGCATGTGGCTCGTATCATATCTTTTATCCCAGATATACCACAACCAGAATTGTCTCCCATATCTATATGGAAAACAGTTCCTCCGGTATAATGTCTCTGAAGTTGTTCCTGATGTTTTAACGCATCAATAATTCCTATCTCCATATTGGATGGGATTAAAGATGATCCAGTATAGTATGGTGAATCCACAGATCCCTGTGTAAATATACCAGGAAACTTTTCTGTATCAATTCTTGCCAATGAGTAGCTACATCCTTCACCGGGAGTTGCTTCGAAATTAAACAGATGTCCGGTCTCAACTTGGAACTCAAGCACTTTGGCTGCAATATGTTTTAAAACATTCTCACACCAGTCATTATTGCTTAGAATATCTTCATTACAAAAGTTGATAGAACACTCATTTAATCCATTGATGCCTATAGTTAGGAAATATGTTTTAGTTAATTTATCTCCAACATAACTATTTGTCATTGGAAATAAACCAAGCTTCGTAGATTTCTTAATATAATCCTTCTTCATCAGTAAATATTCTTTACCGTCTTGAAGTACAGTATCAAGAATCTTGAAGAATTTTTCCTCATTACCATTCGCCATATATCCTATTCGAGGCAAATTCACAGTAAATACCGCGAGGGATCCAGTATTGGAACCGAAATTCCAGATACCACCAGATACTCTTTGAACTTCTTTTAAATTCAAACGAAGTCTACAACACATACTGAGAGCATCTTCTTCACTCATTGTACTGTTAATGTAATTGGCGAAGTATGGTGTTCCCCATTTTGCTGCAAGTTCGAATATTTTATCACTGATATTGTTATCCCAATCAAATGTTTTATTGATATTATAAGTTGGGAGTGGGAAGGTAAATGGTTTACCATCCCCCGGCCCCTCGATCATAATATCTAAAAATGCTTCATTGATTGTATCAATTTCATCCTGGTAATCGGAATAGGTATCACCTTTTATATATTCTCCCCCGATTATTGGAGTCAATTCCTTATAATATTTCGAAGGCTTGAGTCCAAATGTAAGGTTTATAAATGGTGTTTGGAATGATGGTCTCATTGGAAATGAAAACGACCATATCATTTCTTGAATTTCTTGCTTTATTTCATTGTAATCAAGGTTATCTTTCTTCACAAATGGAGCCAGTAAGATATCCATATCTCTCCAGGCTTGTGCCCCAGCGAATTCCCCCGTCAAAATATAGGTCATATTAACAATATGATCCAAGGCCGTTGAGAAATGTTTGGCGGGTTTTGCCGATACACCAGATGGATTATATAAACCTTTTTGTAATAATCCCATAAGATCATTACCATTACAATATCTTCCATAAACTCCAGCCTCGAGATTATGAATATGATAACTTCCATCCGAATGTCGTTTCCCATATTTCCCATATTTATTTATAGCATCTTTAGCTAATATGGTTCCCGCTATATGAGACTGTAAACCACTAAAACTATAATTCCAATTAGCATTGGCATTTGATCTCCAACTACTTTTCCCCACATATTCCTCTATTAATTTTTCACTCATAAAATTATCCTCCTCCCCCAGATTTTTTAAATTTCAACATGTGTTCTTTCATCTCCTCCGGGCTCAGTAATTTGAAAGAATGTTTTTCTTTGAACTCTTTACCCATTAGCCTTGTCATATTACTCATATTTTTCCTTTAAGTTTTGGCATTAAAATAAATTCCCTATAGTCCGGCATACAGTAAATGAGATCATTGTATATTTTACCAGTGCAATTTATCTTAACTACCCTGTTGCATATACAACATCTAGATGTTTCTGAGGGCATTGAATATCTCCTCTCCCTTTACTGGGCCCAATAAAGTTTGCAATTCTTCTTTTGGTATGGTGCAGAGTGTTATCATATTATTATACTTCTTCTGTATTTTTTTAGCATTTTTTCTCCCAACTCTTGGGAGTGCTGCAAATAGAGAAATTTGAGTATCTTTGGTGACATGTTTGATAGGAACATCTATCGGTCTGGAATACTCAAATACATTTAGAACTCTATCCACAAGATCTTCATCGCTTATACAGTGCATAACTGGAACACCCCATGCTAAAATTTGCATCAATGCACCATTAAGTGCTGGGATTTTATCTTTATTATTTTTCCACAAGTTATTGTATGTGCCGGACAATGCAATAATAGATGTGTATTCAAGATTTGCTTTCATTTGAGCGAGTTGTTCATACATTCTATTACCACATACACTTGAGCAGAAATCATTTATCTCTTTTCTCTCTATGATGATATTTTCGAATTGTATATCACCAAAAGGAAGGGCTTTCAACTGAATTGTATAGCCCCTCTTATTTGCAGCATCTATTAAATATGCTATAAATGAATCTTTATTTTCTCTCGTGTCGAGTGTTATCACTTTGGCCATAGATTTATAATTCCAAACAGACTCACCAGAGTATATGTAAGAAACATTTTTGCTTGTTCGGGTTGATTTATTTTCCTATTGTGCCACAACATATATGGATTACTTATCATCCACAATACATTTGCAATGAAGGGGTATCCTAAGGATACCACTATTGCTCCAAGAATGGCTATATTAGCCATCACATCTAAAGTTGTTTTTGGTATTATATCCATAATTTTTCTCATATGTAATATATGCTTTCACTAAAACCACATGTTCTGCATACTATAACCATCTCTCTTTTATCTTCCCATTTAACATGAAGATGCCAATTGAGTATACATAAAATTTTACTCAATTTCATATTTTATCCATACTGATGAAGATAGTCATTTTCTTTTGGCATAACCATATCGGCTACTTTCCCCTCTTTTTGTTTTTGATTTTTCTTCCTGGCGGTTGCTGCCTGTTTTTTAAGTTCTTTCAGGTCAGTAACAAATTTTGCAGACTCCTCTTTATATCCCCAGTTATATCTGAGTTTAGCAACAGCACCGAAAGGAATCATATCCATAGTATCTTCCTTCGAATCAATCACAAATACTACTGGATGAGCATATATTTCTCCGGTATGTAGTGATTGGATATCAATTGTTGCCAATTTATAATCAGTTCCATGTGATACATAAAACTCGGGATCTGCTCCAATCGTATGAAAGATAGTGAATTGTTTATCACTTTCAATGATAACATCCTGGGGTTGTTCTGATTCTGCATCATCTACTGTATTTTTCACTTCTTCTTTTGTTTCTTTTTTTACCATTTAGTTCTCCTATTTAATTTTGTCTTAAACTTAACCATTTATACATTTATTTTTTTTATACTCTTTTTTTCTTTCTTCTATTTATTTTTTTAAGATTAAAAAGTAAGTATAAGGATATAGTTTAAGACACTTCTGAAGATTCTTCTTCGTGCTGATTGATCAAATGTTCTAATAATGCCTCTTCATCTGCGTTAATTTTATCCATTCTGGCCATAAAATTAGTTCGCAATGTTAATTGGTCAGTATCAGTAGCAACTTTTACGACGGGATTTGTATTTATACTTATACCTTTCCATACATATTCTCGTTCTCCGTTTATCCGTTCCTGTCTACCCGTGACTTCTGGATAAATTCGAGCAAGACATTCCACATATTTATACGGTGATAGGGGAATAATACTTTTACCCAATCTTATAGATTCAGTTGAGCACCATTTCATATAATGCATCCTGAGGACTTCTTTAACAACATATCCTTCTGGATTGAAATAGCAACATTCATCGAAAAATCTATCCGATTCAGTTTCAGATACTTTTGTGGCTTCCCATCTTGAATAAATCGTATTACTATCTTGATTAGTAAATCGTTTATTGGTCTGTAATCTTCTATATCCCACCAACATCCAATTCAAAATACCCGGTAGTTCATGAGCTTTAAGTTTATTACTTAACTCCACATCTTTTTGTTCCGTAGTAATCTGATTAATGAAGTGTAGGAGAATAATTCTCTTCCAAAAGGCTTCATCTTTCTCTACTGTGGGGGAAAGTTGTGGTGTATTATTTGCTGCGAATGTTAATTTAGCCGAGTTATTAAACTGAAATGGCATTACATATAACATCCTGGCACTTAAAGTATCATTGGATCCCGTCAGTTGTTTAAACTTTCCAGTATCTCTTACTGTCTCCATGCCCATATCAAAACATATATTGGCCATTTTACCGTATAATGATGGAACTGCCTTGGTACTCTCCTTATCGAAATCTTGTAGTGCAAAACTTACCGTGCTATTGATTCCGAGTAATAACTTGAGAATACCCAATATAGTTGATTTGGATGTGCTCGGTTTCCCGATCATGAACATAGCAGATTCCAATGGTTGGCCGCTGAATAGTTGGTAGCCGAACCATTCCTGTAGGGTGAGTCTATCTTTCTCATCGCTTAATGCGAATTGAATTACTGACTCCCAGCGAGGACATATTGCATCGGGAACATAATCTACTTCCACACGGTTGAGAAAGTGATATTCTGGACTATGTTCATGTAGTGTCATGGTGGCTAGTTCGAGCGTTCCATTTTTAAGATTCACGAAGCCATCATGTTTTTCGAATAGTTCTCTCTCAACAAATGTTCTGGCTCTGATGTTTTCAATAACATTTACCATCTGATTTTTGGTAGTTATATTATATTCACCATATCCAAGTTCATTGATGTAGGTAATTCCTGGGACATAATATCCAAATTCTGGTTTATATAACAAGACGTTTTGATTATCGCGAGTTGTTTTAATGGTGAATTTCTGCATCATCCCGTGTGCAATCGCTGGATAATCTATAGCATCTTCACCCTTCATCGATTTCAGTTTTTGGGTATTTTCTTTCACCATCGTTTTAGTTAATATGCTTTTCTCTTTTAATTCATCGAGAAGTTTCATAGACGTCTTCGTGTTATTTCCTCACGAATGATTATGAGATCCTTTTCAACTGAATTTTTTCTTCTACTCAGATTATCTGCGATTTCTAATAATGCATCATCACTCAATGATGTGACATCTGCGGTCACATGATAACTGATTTGTGTTGTTTTAACCATTTATATTCTCCTTTATTTAATCCTTAAACTCTTCAAAGTTTAACCATTCTTTATCGATACATAATAATACTAAGTATCCCATTATATCACTGACATCATTTTTTCTTAGCTCTGAAGAATTTTTTATCCGAGATAATTTATCATCGAGTCGTGATAATATCTGTGAACCAGCGGAATCCTTGCAGAAAATCTGCATTGGATTGAGTGCTGAGTCCCCATACTTTTCATTCTTATACAATGACAAACTTTTCATATTGTCATATACTTCCTTTATTTTATCCTGTGATGTCATTTTCCATCTCCTAAATATAAAATTGGATTTTGATATACATTCGTCATATGTTTATAACATTCGAACTTATCGGGACAATCTATTCTCCAATAGAGTGCATCCCAATTCTCATCCAATCCATCTGGTATTTCTATGGGGCAGTTTCCGAAACACCCGAAACATTCTTTATTCATAAGCAGATTCCTGCCCAACTTGTATTCCACTTGACCATCGTTCATCTCCATAATCACTTATAGCATTATCAAGCGATTTATATTCTTCGTCACTTAAAGTAATATGTGGAAACATTGCCAACCATGTATTTATTACATCATTCCATCTAATATATTTTTTATTCATCATCGACCTTCCTACACTGACATGCTAAACACGTTGATCTATCATGCGGATTCATTGATAAATACATATGCCACCAATGAGTTGCTGATACTTGATAACTTCTACATTTTAAACAAAAATGTAAATCTATCATAAATGTCTTCCAGGATTCATATATATTGTTCTTTCATGACCACATGCAAGTCTTGTATAAATACAACCACTGGCTATATTTATAGTCTTTACTTCAACATCAACTCTACATGTTATACAAAATGCTGTTATATCTGTCATACTTTCCTCCGTTTACAATCATGATTACGTAAACAATCATCACATCCAACATCATTACAAGTTGGAATTTTAAACTTTTTTTCAATGGCTGTATTCCATGTTGGATAAATTGTACAATCTCCACAAAATCTTTCAACCCCGCATGATGTCATCTCATGACAACATACGAAATCAAAACATTGTGGAACATATTTAAACCAATTTCTTTTCCAGTCTTCAAAATCTTTTTGTTTCATTAAGGTCTTCCGAGGCAAATACATTGTGTTCGTTGACACATACAATTATGATGTACATCACACATACTACCATTACATGCCGGGTCTATGCATTCCAACTCACAATGTGTACAATTATCTACATCATGATTATTATGACATGGTACGTATAATGCACCCGTTCCTAAATTAAGTTTTCCTTTCATAATTATTCCTCCATACATCCAATGCAAATACCTTTTGATTTTAAAAATCGACATCCACATATGATATTCGTTTTTGGTAGGATATTCTTTATTTGATACATACTTTTCCCCAAATCAAAGTCCATCCAATGTTTACAGTTTGATATGAAGAAGGCTTTAATTTCTTCCAGTAAAAATACTTGATCAAAATATCTAAGATCTCTTCCATTTCTCAAAGCATTTGATAAAAATACTACGAGTAAATATCTCTCTATCTGAGTTGGATTGATCTTACGAACAATGTTTTTTATGCAGGGAATCAGTAAAATATTAGATTCGATCTTCATATCTTTTAGTACTTCAGATTTTATATATTCAAATTTATCCTCCGTGAAAGTTGAAAGATCTAATAAGCGTGTTCCGTAAATATATTTTTCCCCCAGTCTTTGGATGCTCCCATCTTCATGTCCCAATTCTTCTACTTTGATTGGTATACAGTATGACTTGGATTTAAAATTCCAGGTGTTGGGGATTCTACTTACTCTCTGGGTATCCCCCACAACGTGCATATCACAGGTTGATTTAGCTTCATTCAATAATGAAAGCTGGAGAATCCTAAGATTCTGACCATTTCCATATCCAGTCAAATGAACATAGACATGATGACCATTTCCCGAATGGTTAATTTCAAATTTAATATCGTGATTAAGAAGATATCCTACAAATTTTTTAACTGATTCTAAATCATTGTCGAAATCGAAAAATGCTTTACTAATGAAAGCCTGACGTATTTCATTATCAAATTCATCCACACTCAATACTGTATATGGATTCACACTAAGATAACATGGAACTATCCCATTCCATATATTAACCAGCCCCACAACCTCCTCAGCTGTGGATACTCTTGCTATTCTCGCGGGTATAGCAAAATCGTAATAATTCATATTCATCTCCTTTATAAATGTTAGTGGTGATATAGTATGTATCCGAGCGAAGAATACCTACATCACCTGTACAGGGATCCGAGGTAGCGGAAGATTGCCCATACATTAACTTTGTAATTATTAATTCGAGTCGTCTCCCACAAAGGCGCACTCGACTAAATCCCTCGAATCATTTAACCCCTTAAAAGATTCACAGTCATAACACTCCTCAATTGGAGTGCCCCCATACATCGGACACTTAACATAAATTGTTAAATATTTTGACATTACCAGGTTCCACGTTTCTGATAACCAGATACATTATTGAAAGTTCCCATCTTACTACCGGCGGGAACCCACACAGTAATCTCTTCATCATACTTTGTTTTGCTTTTTCCCTCCATTGCCAATGCAACTGGGTTTCCCTCTTCGTTTTTAATGGATGCATACATTTCAATTACCGCATCCTTATCCATAATTATTGTTTTAAATGCTCCATTCATGATATACCTCCTCTAATATTATTCTCTCAGACAAGACAACGTTGGATTACGTTGAATTCCACCACCGGACATATAGAAACAAACATATTTCATACCATTATCATCGGTGATATGTGATATATATACCTTCTGTCCATTTATTTTCGTATCACTTAAAGTAGTTTTACTACTAACTATAATCACACTACTCAATAATAGTACAATTATACATATTATTAATATTTTTTTCTTCATAATTCACTCTCCTAAAATTAATTCTGGAATTATTATATCTGTAAGTACTGTAATATTACCCGGTGTTCCAGCAAGAATTCCTTCTCTTATCCACCCATAATGACATTTATCACAAGAAGAATATGAAAGTATAACGTTACCAGTCTTTGGACTAACAGTAATTCTTTTTAAAATAAGGTGTCCTTCTTTACACTTACAATCTATTGTAGATTTTATTTCTGAAAGTTTTTTCATTCTCTTATTCATATTCTATTCCTTCAATTTCATTAACTTTGCTAATATTTCATTATGTGTACACACACAATCTTCATGCATATATCCACACCATCGACACATACAACATTCACCATGTGTTGGTTTCTTTGGTAATATAAACATACCGCTTTTAAGAACACCCACATCAATAAGAACTTTTATAACATCCTTAAGTGAAACATCATTCATTATCCACACCTCTTGTACAACAATTACTCTCACTATGTGAATCGTGTGGTATAGAATGATCCCAGTATTTACAATTGAGACAATCACCATCACATTCAATCATACTATTTCCTCTGAATGTATTCGTTTGATTCCAGCGTTTGTAATCATACGAGCACACATCATACATGGCCCAGTGTGTTTTATCTTGCCACCATCGAGGCGTTCGAAGTAAACATACATAACACCATCCACAACATTCTGTCCATTACGAGCAGCATTGATTATAGCATTTGCTTCTGCATGAACTGATTTACATAGCTCATATCTATGACCTGGTAATACACCAAGCTTGATCCTCTCACATTCCCCAACATCGCAACAATTAACTTCGCCGCGAGCTGCCCCAACATATCCAGTAGATATGATTGCATCATTCTTCACAATTACTGCACCGACTTTAGCCCGAAGACACGTACCCCGTTCTGCAACAGCTTTAGCTATATTTTGATAATATTGATCTTTACTTACCCTCATCATTCACTTGTTCCTCATATATTGAAGTGTGATTTTCTTCTTCACAACCCCATAAAATAAGTGGACAAACATACCACGTTTGTCCGGTTCTCCCCAGTATCTCGGGATCATTTATATCCAACAATGTTTCCCCACACTTACATTTAGTTGGTATCATTCTTCTCTTCCAAATGTTTATTCAATCTTGCTTCCAATCGTTCGAGTTTTGCAGTTTCGTGTATGGCCATTGCATCTCCCATATTAGCTATTGTTCCTATTTGGGAAATCATTATCCTTACATCTGCGCACTCTTCGGCAACTTTATCCCAACCGATGCGATCTCTTCTGAGATGTTGAATAGCTACTATCAGTTCTGCCAATTCTTCAATCAATTGATTTAATTGAGCATCCTGACCATATACCTCCACTACTCTCTTTAATAAATTCATACGCCACATCATGCGCGGGATCTTTTCCTTTTGTTTTACTTTCATATATTACTCCTCACTTTTCAATAAGAACTGATTGTTTATCACTTTGAATGACATTCTCCCACCCAGAACTTTTGAAAATGTTTCAATGAGTGGTCTGACTACAATACCTTCTCTATGATTCTTGGTTCCAGTATAATGACCCTCGGAATATTTTAATAATTCCTCTACACTCATATTGAAATTTTGTTTGACTTCCAGAATGGGAACTGTTGTTAATCCGAGATTCTTTGCAGTTTGGATAAATTGTGTGTAATCCATATACTTATGAGCATCTATATCATAGATATTGAAAAGGAATAGGTGTTGACCTTTTAACCCCAGAGGATTTTTAGCAATACCTTCCCCACATATTTCACCCTGCACTGCAATATTTCCATCATACTTACTGAGCTTCTCTTTTAGATTTATATTATGAGCGACTCTCCAGTATACATCTTCCGGGAGATTGATATTAACTGGGTCTCCTTCTTTAAGTTCCAAGTTCCTTGAACATACGCGAAGTTCATTGTTAAGATAAATTCCAGTGAATGATGTACCATCAAGCTTTTCGGTGATGTAAACATCCTTTCCCTTGATTTCATTCAATAGTTTTGGAACTGATTGTAAGCGCATCTCATCTGTTTTTGGAAGTATGTCGGTTGGGAAATTGCCTTTAGTATTTCCTTTCTGGCCTGGGCTTATCGGTAATTCAAATTTAGTTACTCCGAGTATGTCTGATACATCAATTCCAATGATATTCGATTTACCCGAATTGAAATCTCGTATCATACCATTACATACATCTTCTCCCATTATAGACATTGGAAATATTATTCCCTGACTCAGTGTCCCCTTCATTTTCATAGTTTTAATGCGGAAATGTTTGGATCTGAGAAATTCAAATTCAGGTTTCTCTGGGAATAGGCTATCTAACTCACAGTAGATGCATAGATCATCTACATCAAATTCGCCTTTCTTGACAATTACTTGCCACCCAAGATCATTCATGGTTGCTAACTCTATCTTATCTGCACCATCTATCGGGGATATAGATGCAATAGTTTGTATTGTACATAGTTTTCTATTCATATTTTTCACTCCTCATACCACGGTATTATGTTATTATCAAGATTATCGAATTTCGAATATGCTATATTACCTTCCAATTCATATAATAATATATGTGTGATTTCATGAATAAGAATCTGTATAATATATTCTTCTGTTACAAATTTAGTTAATCCAATCATAAAAGAAGAAGGTGGTTTAAATAAACACCATCCAAAATACTTACTCGGTTTTAATGGACTTCTTTTATTTATACAAACACAATTCCAATATGGTATTATTTCAATATCCATAATATTTTTTCCACAATTTTTATGTTTTCAAATCCTTATCTGGTAAACATGACATGCCATAATTTGTAATATAACATGTTACATCTCTTTTATCATCATGTATAATAAAATACCAAAATCTCCAAGCAGACGAATATTGACCTTCTTCTATTGTATGAACATTCTTTTCACTTGCAGCATCCGCATTGATATCAACCAACGCGATTAAACTTAATATTATAAATAATGATATTATAATAATATATTTATCATACTTTCTTTTCATTTCTTATACTCCTTAAATATCACTATACTTGGTTTAAATTTAAATATTTTGGATTTCTGCATTGTAGATATTAAGTACTTTTCTACCCCACGCATCACCCCATGTTATTCTTCCACTACCATAAGGATTATCTGTCATGGACTTTTCGAGTTTCATCTGCCCAGTAAATGTTATTTCTTGATTCTGTTTAAGCTTTAATCTTATCGGTTCATCTATTCCATATAGTCGTACATTAGGATTGTTTGCTTCCTTACTTACATACAAAAGAACATTATCACCAACATCTGCCACCACACCCGTCCACTGGATTCTATTTGTATTTACGTAGGAATCTACGAATGTATCACATTGTAATAAAGTTCCGCAGGTACGTAACTTATTTCCAATTTCAGTGTATGTATCTGTTATTGGTGTAGTTGTTTTCGATACTGTGTTGGTGTTATTATCACCCATGGATGCTAATATTATAAATAATAATATTATTGCTCCAATGAATTTTATTTTTTTACTTACCATTTATACCTCGTGGGTTTAAACCCTATATTCATTAAAAACTCTGAGTTCTTTCCTGAACAATTCTTTTATTTCTTATATTCCTTAAATAATCTGATACTTGTTTGATAACTTATCTCACTACTTAGTCTTCCCAGTATAAAATTTAATGCAAATGGTATTGCTGCCACCCAGAAATTTGTATTACCGGTTGCCCATAGGGCAGCAGTGCCTGCACTAATTGGAGTAATACACTGCTGAAGACCAGACACTGCGTGTTGTAAGTATTGACACTTTCTCGCGTCTTCTGGGAATCTTAAGGTCATATTTTCTTCAACCACTGTTTTTGTATTTTAATATAACCTTTTTCCACAAGTTGAATGCAAAGATGACATGTACATATTATACTATGATCTTTGGATAGATCGGAGATATGTTTCCAATACCATTCAATATATTCTTTTTTATCCATATCAAAAATCTCCCAGGGTTCTTTGCTGTAAATCCAGCCACCCCATCATATTCTTTATATTTTCGAATTTAGATCCTATTGTTTTATCGAGCTGTGTCTTCCAGTCAATTATAAATCCCTTTAATATATGTAATGATTCTTCATCAACGCATAATACATCAGTTACTGCTTTATCTTCGGGACAGTATTTGATATGAAAAGCACCTATCTCGCTGAAGTGATCAAAGTGCGTTCCCAGATTTTCATTACTGTATTGAACTCCTCGCATCCATAGATTCTCAGTTTTATACTCACCAAACGTTTTTGAAAATCCTTTCGGAAGCATAAGCTGTGATAGTGGAATTTCTCCACTAATACATTTGGCTTGCAAATCTTTTACGAATGCCTCAACCTCTTTCTGGGATTTACCATCAAGAATCATTTTGAATACCGTCTCCTGGAAAAACTCAGTGACAGGTGCAGTATCTCTTCTGACACTTTCCCATCCAGTTACTTTATATATCTTCTTACCGTTCTTGATTAAGTAGCCCACATAACGTTTTTTGACGTCTGACATGATGATGGGTGAGTATGTCTTGTCAAGTTCAATATTAAAGATATGAGTTTTCATTCCCCGATCTGCTGCAAACTTATCGAATGATTTATTGATTATTGCAATCATTTCATCGATTGGAGTTGCATCTGCTCGAATCGGATTTAAGAATGAACTGTCTGTATCCCCAGCAATTACTTGATAGCCATTGTCTTCTACGAGCTTCCGTACATGAGCTTTGATAACTCTTCCCATGTAGGGTATACTCTCAGCAACATCGTGCTGATATAACCTAAATCCCTTGTACAATAGAGCTCCATAGAAGCTCACCAGCAAAGTTTTATATCCATTAGATAGTAAATCATACATCTGGGCTTTGTATGAGTCCTGCTCACTCTTTGCAAGCTTCTTATATTTAAGACGGATACTTAACAGAAACTGAACTGCATCTGGAATTACTCCCAATTTACCATCTCTAAATCTCATACCATTACCAAGAATGATATTACCATTGGGATCAACAGTCTCAATTGAAAGATTTCCAGATACGACCACAGTAGGATAGAGAGAGGTCTGATCGACCACATACAATATCTTATACAGTCCTTGTATAGGATCATCTACCAGTGCACCTTCTATCGTAGCATCACTTTCAAATTGATTACGAGCTGGCTTAGTCGGGAATACATTGCTACTATATCTTTTCAATAGGAAGAAATCTATCATGTTTGTATTAAAATAAGTCGCCTCATATGGACAACCTATTAAAATTTGCATATTGTGATAGTATTCAGTAACATTGAAGTAGCGATCCAACTCTACCATAATGGATACGTCCAGTTTATTATACGTTATCATTTCATCGAGCGTCTGGACGCCCATATAATCCCCTTTCTTCATACCCACGAATTGAGCAAGATATGACAAACTCCATCGCTTAATTCGCACAATCTTATCTTCACCGTTCTTATCTTTGATAGTAATGTCACGGCCATCGAGTAAACCACGTATGCCTCCTTTTATTCCATGATTGGTTTTGGTGCCCAAGAAATCAAATAAAATTCTCCCGGCGCATTTGGTCTTCCACTCCCCGAAAGAATTATCTCTTTTAACTATTCCCAGTGGGGACATGCTTCCATATCCCATTACTGTTAATTCTATAAGTCTCCCCACAATAACGGGAAAGTCAAACTTATCCCCGTTATGGGCAATAATCATATCGGGATCTAATTCTTGAACGATGGAAACAAACTTTGATAGTAAAGCATATTCATCTGGAAAGTAATATATTCTATGCTCGTCTCTGTCTTCTACCTTATTGGATCCTTTATCTGTATCTATAATTAAAGTGGTATAAGCTTTAGTATAATTGTCCCACCACCCTATACAAGTAATGGGTTGATTATTTAATTGGGGCCCGGGCATATCTGCCGTCTCAATATCTAAGTAAAGCTTTCTCAAATTCTCCTGTGGAATTTCCCCAATCCTATCTATATAATATCTCCACGTGATAGGTATATCAGATTCATATGTTTTGTAAAAATTAGATTTGAGTGCATGAATATCCCACGCATTCTTTACTGTGATTTTTCTAACCTCTTCCCCAAAAAGAGTTTTCTTTTCCGACAATTCCACTTTCATTATACGATTATCGTAGATGGATTGCTCGTTTAATCCCACATAAAAATAATTGTTAAAATTATCGCATCTGTTGATAACTCTGTTTCCACTGGGATCCCTGGAAAATGTTATCATATAATGATCCTTCGCCTCAATAATCATATAAATCTCCGTAGATAAAAAAGGGCGAACTTTTTTACAAGTCCACCCTCTATCTTTACTGTATCAAACCTTTTAAGGTTTTCTTGGCAGTATCTTTCTCAGTACTTTTTAATGTACCGAGTGTGTTATCCATTTTTATTCTATCCTGCATTCCCATAGTGGTAGCAGTCATATCTGGTTCGGTTGCCCCCGGCTTAACAATTTCTTTCTGCTTAAGGTTGGGTGCTGCCATGTTATCTCACTACTGCCCACACACCAGTGTAGCGAATGTTTCCTGAGGTTGGGTCATATTTCTCATCGAAGTTCAGTATGAATACTGGCTGAGTTGCTAAGTAATTCATCTTTGCTACGAGCTTTTCCATCGTTCCATACTGATAGACAAGGTCATTCAGGATTACTGCATTGCGTGGATTATCTTGATGAGTTGTGACATAATTATATACCTCCAACTCTGTTGCGGTTGCTGGCTGTGCTGCACTTAGAAGTGCTAATATAAGTGCTACTATGAGCACTACTGATATTTTATTCATATTCCTTTCCTATTTATTATACTTTCGCCCATGGGATTATTACATCCGAATGGTAGAATATTTTGGCAGTTGTTGGTTTATTAGCTTCTATGTGGAGTGATTCCACACGGACATTTAATAAAATTGTTTTTTCAAAAAATAATAAGATCTCCCTTGATATAGTATCAAAGCGATCAAACCATATTACATTATCTACAATTATTTCAGAAGTAATTATAGATCCAACTTGTGCCATATTTTCTTTCCATCTACTGTCTCCATAACGACCTGTTCTTTATTGAGAACAGCGGGCTTGTCGCGTCTATCACTGACAATCTTTGCGGTGTGTTTATTTGTTTTTGTATCCTTTCGGAACTCTACGATCTGGTGGACTTTATCCGGGAAATCTTTTTGAATATTATAGACTTCTTTTCCCGCCTCATCCTTCTTGAAATGAGTAATAATAATTTTATCGACGTCAATTGTGAATAACATATTCATAACATCGTAGAAATATTTATTACGCCTCTTCCAGAATGTCATTTTGACACCACCGGATACATCCAGATGTTCATCCATCCTCATTTGATTTTCACAAATTTCAGATAGATATACATCCGCACCATCAAATACAATTGTCTTAACGTTTAAGGTATCCAAATTTGATTTGATGTATGCGAGGAAGGCTTTAATTTTAGCCATTGTTTTGATATAATCAAATTCCCAATCACCTTCATCATTGACTGTGAATTCTCTTGGATCAATTACAATTATCGATGGATCATCTGCATGGAATACTTTCTTATTAATCTTACATCCATTATCTGAATTTAATTCAATACAAATGATTTTCTTTCCGGCTGCTTTTTCCTCTGGAGTTCTTCTATCGAGAGCTGTTCCCGTCTTACATGTCTTAGGATCACCAACAAATAAAGCACATATTTCACTATCTACGGATGTACCATTTGTCATCCATCCCTTTATATCTGCTTCTGAAAAAAGAGGAACCACCGGCTCATCCTTCTTCGGTTTCACTGGTAATATTAAACCACTTATAGCCATTTAAAACCTACTTTCTTTTCTTGGATTCTTTTTTTCTGACAATTTTAGATTCGAAAAAATGTTCCTGTATAAGAACACCATCCCCAATCTTTGTCTCCTCTACATCTATTTCACTGAGCTCTGACTCAGTGAGAGTTAATTTGAGACCATGGAATACTTCTTCCAAAAGAAGAAGAGTCTTCTCTCCTTCCTCGACTGTCATACTTTCTTCTGTAGCCAGTACAAATCTCATTATAACGTGACTCCTGTTAATGGTTTAACACCCGATGGTTTCATGTTATATTTTGGAAATACTCCGAGGGCCCACACAGTAATGTCGCCAAGAACTCCTTTGAGCACTTTCTTGGTTTCGATATCGTACTTATCGCCTTGGGATGTTCTACCAATTATATATACTTTACTGTTCTGAGCATATATTATCGGCATTAATCCCTCGTGTAAGAATACTCTTATGTGTTGCTTCGGGTCAGTTGTTGATTCATCTCCTACGAGTAGGAATGGTATTTTATCAAGACCCTTGATTTCACCAACCCATGCCTCCAACATGACAAGTGTATCCCATTGCTTACCGGCAGCTACCATCGCCTGATGATATTCGGTGAGTTTTGCTATAGGATATTTTATGTCTGCTAGGAATGCTTCTATTAATTCCTTTGGTGTCTTTCCGAAGTCTTCATTGACTGGTTCAAAGGATGTTAACTTACTTGTTCCCAACTGGATTATTCCATTCTTCTCTTCCCTTACTGTAGCCACGAATTCTATTGGGACATACATTGGAATTTTTCCCGGATGTCTCTCACTATTATAATTGAATTCCGCGAGCTTATATCCAGTATCTGTCTTTAAGGATATCAACAATGTGGTTTGATATTGATGTAATGGGAGGGCCTTAAGATAACCCCGGTTATCAGATCCATTGGGCCACTTTGGTTTATCTTCAAGTGGAATTACAAAGTCATCCTTTACTCGGATTCTCTCTTCCTTCCATATATTTTCTGTGACAGTATCAGATGTAACTTCTCCTGTTTTTACATTCTTCATTGTTCTAACGAGTATTCCATCAGCTCCCAATTTCAAGACAGCGACTTTACCACTTGCAATTGTTTCGGTTGGGTTAGATACATACTCATCCACATACTGATTTCTTCTCGATGCTTTATTTGTAGGGTTGGCTTGGTCTTTTACTTTATCTGCCCCCAAGATTATCCCCTTTAACAATTCTCCTTTTGATTTTCCGGTTAATGCACCCAGGTGGAACCGTAGCATACCGAGAACTTCATTTTCTAATTCTTTTCCAGATAGATCGTAATCTCTTTTATAAGAAGCTTCTATCCTTGCATATTCTTCTGCCACTCTGGCAGTTGTTATATTGAAATCTTTTGCTAGTTCTTCAAACATTCCGTAACCTCTTGGACACTTGTCCTTGATATTATATCCTAATATGACTCCCAAGTATATAAAGCTTGTGGTCATTTAGGTATAACTAAGAAGCTACCTCTAATATATTTCGCTCGTTTTAAAAATGCCTCCAAAAATACTCAAGTTGATCTTTTTCCTCATAAACATATGATTTATGAGTGCTTGTATCAATAGTCCTCACCTGTAATAAACCATTAACTTTACCGATGTATATACCCACGATACCCAGATGACTTGTATGTGTAATTACATCCCCTATTTTAATTGTCATATTTTTTCCCAGAAGAAAAATATTTCATCCATATCTTCATATGAAGCATCTGAATGATGATCCTTATTAATCCACCTAACAATGTGCTTTTTATCACCTCTTCGTATACCAGCATAAACTCCTATAAGTAAAGCTGTTCGATAAGTTAATATATCACCTAACTCCATAATTATCTCCCCCATACTTCAAATAACTCAGTTAATGTTTTATAATGAACAACAGTATGCTGAGGTATAGGGGATATTCCACCGGTATATCTCACTGCGTAGTATCCATAATCATTATTTATACCTTCATATATTGCCGCATATAAATAATTTATACTCGGTTTGGTAAATAAGATGGTTCCTGGTTTCATATCTCGTAATCCTCCCATGAGCCATACATTTCATTTAAAGAGGTGTATCTGGTAGTCGAATGTCCGGTTGTATCACCCTCGACAAAGTATCGCACCGTATAATAATCACGTATTTTTCCCAGAAATATACCCACATAAAAATTATTTATATGGGATCGGGTATGTAAAATATCCCCTACCTTTAATGTCATTTTACCTCCTTTTGTTATTATATCTTTTTTCTGATTCACAAATTAATTTATAATCACAGAAAAAACAATTTGTTTCTTGTTTTGGAAACTCGTCCTTCTTTATAGACTCCTTCACATTCTCAATGATATTATTCACTTCTTCAGTAAGAGCAGCATCAATCTTTACATTTTGATATTTGTTGAATCTAACATACCAAAATTCCACGTCTTTTATATTTAGACCATATACTTCCAAAAGATTTTGACTACACATTAAAGCCTGTATTTTATTCGGTAGCTTAGGTTTTATTGTATACTGTGTTGAAGTTTTATAATCTACGATTTTATCTTCATATACAGTATCAATGATGGCCACAGTATTATTGATGGGGTTTTCGCACCTCAGCTCTTTATATATTGGTATGTAGGTTGGATACTTTTCTATTTTAGAAATAAAGTTTTCGAGGCAAATGTGTGCGGCCTCTTCATATTCTGGCTCTATATTTGGATGCGTTTCTTTTGGAGAAGACATATATTTATCGGTGGCATTTATTACAGCTGATGTAATATTTGATCCCGAAGTATAAAAATCCCAGAAATATTCATATACTTTATGAACGAACGATCCAAATATTCCAGCATCATTTGATCCGAGTTTTATTTTTTTAACATATCTAAGATACCAACTATAGGGGCAATTTAAATATGTGTTAATACTCGATGGGCTTAATGGTTTTTTATAAATGGTCATATTAAATCACGAGTATATATCTCATCAAGAGTAATATGTAAATGTTTGTGTATATATTCACCTGGATATCTTATTGTATATACAAATCCTTCGCGAAAAGTTTCTGTATCTATAATAATTCCTATTTTCCAGAATAAGTCACTTATACGAAATTCTATAACATCTCCTTTATTTTTCATAATGATGGATCAAATATTTGTACAACGAAAGGATTCATTTCTCTTTTAGGTTGAGGCTCATTAACGAAAGATGTATGCATTTTTCTACCATGCTTCTTATTATGTTTTGATACCATATCTATCAAAGCTTCCTCAACTTCATCTGCTAAATCATCACAATCATCATGTATACATTCTTGACAGGTGACTCCACTTGTGAATCGCATCAAGGAATTGAAGCTTTTTTTGCTGATTTGCATATCTGCAATTATAGAATGCCTCTCCATATAGCATAACCATTTTCCTCCATTTCTATTCTCTATAGAAAATGAAGAAGATCTATCTGAGATAGTCTTCGACAAAAAGTACCGTATTGATTTATGTTTCATAATGCATCCACATCTGGAGATGAGACAGTATTTATTAAAGGTTCTACACCATTTTCATCTTCATCATCCGAACATAATTGAACTACCCTCACTGGATTAACACGTGATACTTCGACATCAGGACTATATTGGTATTTTTTCTGGGCTCGGAATTCTTTTGGAATATCTACACCCCAAGTTTCACTGAGAGGTTTATTTAAATTATCGGATGCCCATTTGAATTCATTCTTATATTTTTCGATCCATTCCTCGGTACATATAGGAAATTGACGAAGATCTTCTAAATAATTAGACCAGGTATTTTCCTCCGAGACAATAACTTCTCCAGTATTTAACAGAGTTTCTATCGAAACTTTTGTAAGCTGTAGAGTTTTTAAGGCCAATTCCGGTGTTAATAGCCATGCGGCGGGAGGGGTACGATATTCAAAACCATGCGGCTGATATCTAAAATCACCCATTTTCCCATACTGACTATCTTTTCTTATTTTACCAGATAATGCGTTTAATGGATATAAGAAGTAATCCAACACTTCTATAATTTCAGCGCTTGGATAAGCTCCCCCAATGTGTATATGTCCACCAAGGGAATAATTATTCCCCGCAATAATCAGTTCTTCGCCGAAGAAGGAAGATATGCGGATTAGGTCTCGAATATTTTCAACTAATTCTTCTGGTGATTTCGATGGATCTGGTCTAAGTTCCCGTTGATTTCTTGCACCATCATGAGATATATATGCCTTATCGTTGCTACGAATACTTGGCAAACAATTACCCGCAATAATTTTTCCATCCACCATAGCTTCCATTTCTGGATCTGTTCCGAGAGTGATTTCGCATTGTCCTCTTTTATCTTCCATGTGTATGAGAATATCCGTATCATATAAAGTTTCAAGTATGACCTTTAGATGAGGTTGATTTCCATCCACATGTGCAAAGTCTGCTGCCAACATCATATTGTTTCTAACACAATAATATCCAAAAGTTAATGAACCATATCGAATACGTAAAAGTCTCGAGCACGGCTCATCTCGGAATCTATTGTCACCAAATCCCTTTTTGATAGGAATAGATGAATCCAACTGAGAAATATTTATTGTGATTGGTTTTTGCCTACAATTATCACAACATATTTCATTGGGGAAATACGAGTATACTAAAATACAATCGTGATTTAGATTGTGATTTGTAGTATAATGATGCGTGATTTTGTTGAAGTATGGTTTGAGTATATCTATATACTCATCGATACATTCATCAGATGCAGCATTTTTTACAAGAAGTTCATTTCTTCTTATAACTTTTTTCATACTATCACCTCTATTTTACATTACACCAATTGCCTGCCTTGTATTCAATTTTTATCATATCGAGGGATATATTGTTTGTCGATAGATCCATTGTTATTAACTGTCCCTCCTCCACATCCACAAGGTGGTAATTGTTAAAAAGACCTAGTGTCTTTTCTACACCGAGCATGGCTCCTACTTTTTTGAGTGGGGAATCCAAACTTGAAAATACGATTGCCTTACCCGGGAAGTATGCTATCGATAACGGGCTTGTATGTCTATAAAGATAAAACATACGATCGAGGGGGCTAAATATTGCTACTGCTGCACTACCATCAATTTCGGGGATAGCTTGCTTTATACCCTTTACTTCAAAATATGATAGAAGAACCTCAGTATCACACTTACCTTTCAGTTTATATTCCGGTAATTCTTTCATAGAATGAACCATTCCGTTATGAACCATACAAAATTTTGGTCCAAACATAGGATGATTATTCTCTGGATCTTCTGGTTCACCTCTCGTCTTTGCTCTATTATGACATATTACTGGCCCCCAGATATGTTCCGTTGTGAGGTGAGTAATAAATTCCTTCGCTGTTTCGGCTTGCTTGCAGATTAAAACTTTCTTATCTGCAATATTCATCGTTGCTATTCCTGTGGCATCTCTTCCCCTACTTTCATTTTCTAATAAAAGAAATTTCGTTACTTCTAACGTGGTTTCTTTACTTACATCATTTGAAAGTGGGATGATACCAGAAATCCCACACATTATGATCTCCTGGATAAGGTTTGTGTGTATGTCCATCCGGTAGGTATATCGACTTCCACTGCCTCTTCTTCCTCATGTTTGGATTTTTTATTTTTCTTTGGTTTGGGCGGGTTGATAGTTCTTCTGATTACCTCAAGAACAACCTCTGCCATATGTTTAGCCTCCGGTAGACTACTTCTAATGGATGATGGTATACCAACATGATTTATACCTGCACCTTGTTTTAGTGGCGGCATAAACCCATAGTTCTCCGGCATATCTATTCCATTCATATGAGCCATGACCAATGAGAAAACATTTCCCCTCGATGCATCAAGCCCATATAGAACCACACGTCCACCCAATTCTTCCTTTTTAGCCATCTCGATTACAAGACCGTTGATGTATTTTTTAACATCTTCGTTCCACCCATCTCTAAATTCTAGAGAAAACTTTATTGGATTTTTATATCCCCATGCTTTCTGTAGATTATCTGGAAGACCATTTTCCTGGAAAGATTTTATTTCTGTGAAGAATGTTACTACTTCTTCCATAGTTAATCCAAGTGTTGTTAGGTCACGATTGAGGTCATCTGTAAGTTCTATATCTTCCCCAGTATAATGTTTCTCAGCAACAAGCTTAACTATCTTTAATGTAATTGTTGCTAATCTTCTGGATGCTAACCATCCAGCCGGTGGAACTCTATATTCAAGACCATATGGCTGCTTTCTATAGTCGCCGGATTTTCCATACGAAGAACCCGATCTCATTGAAGAATTCAATATTGAGAGAGGTGCAAGGTAATAATCAAGCAACTTAATAAAGTCCCTTGACTCTGTTATTCCTCCAATATGTATATGTCCACCGAGGGAATATTTTTCTCCCTTCAATGACCACTGCTCATCTAATGCAGCACCAATGAGTTTGTCTATATTTTCGACAAGACCCTCTGGTGTGGGGGATGGTTCTGGTCTTATTTCTCTCTGTGCTGCGGATCCATCTTTTCCGATTCTACCTGTACTTGAACCTGGACTCATTGGAATTCTATCCTGAATTCCAGCATCACCACAATGTAATACCATCTTCGTATCTTGATCCACAAATTCTAATTCTGGATCTGCACCGAGTGTGATATTAGGCTTGATGGGTTTATTTGAACGGGTTGAAAGTAATCCCATATCTGCCATCATATCCAACACCTCTCTTACAAATTCCATCGTTGTTTCATCGTGGGTCCAGTCGGTTGTTAATAATACTTTTTTGGATGGACAAAACTCTGCGATAACTCTATCATATGTATTTGTTTGAAGTGTTATCATGATGGATTTATCACAAAGTCTTCTCTCAAATACAGATGATTCTACTCTCATGAATTCGGGAGTTTTTTGATTCAAGAAGCTATGCTCCCATATCGGGGACTCTGGACCAAATTTCCACTTATCGGGAATTTGAAGACATGTTTCATTGGTGCATGAAGCACATGCTGACATCTTATTTACCTTTGTGTATATAAGTGCGGTATCTCTTGCACTAGATGCATCAATATTATTTAACCAGTTACCAACTCTGGAAAAATATTTACCAAAAGTGCCTATATAACTCTGCATACTTTCTCTCTGAGAAAGACATTCAACATTTGACGTTGGGATATTTCCTTTTATTTTACCTTTCATATTGCTACCTCCATAATTTTATTTTCTTTTCTTATTTTTTCTTTCGCTCTCTTTTTTTAATAGATAAATTTTCTTACCATCAAAACAACATCCTTTGGTGATAATATATTCATCTGTGTTCTTTACTGTTATCTCGGTACCTTTTTCAAATACCAGCCACTGATCTGATGCCATACCCATAGTGTCGGGAAATTCGGATGCGAAGATCCATTCACCATTAACTCTGATGGCTTCCAAAGCATTGCCAGCATGCAGTAATGTCTGATGCGGATACATAGTTACTACTGTTCCACACGACAATAATGACACTATCTCAAATCCTCGCTTCCAGATAAAATATGCCATTATATTACTGTCTGTGGAATTACTTAACTTTTCAAGTGTCCACCCATCATCTTCATACTGATCAAGATTCTCAAGCATCATAAGCTTCAGAACTCCGGCTCCATCAATATGTCCGTTATGCATTGTGATTGTATTTCCCCATATAAAGGGGTGACAATTATCATCATCAATACTACCTACTGACGCTCGTCTGGTATGGAATATATATCTGTTGTTATCCCATTGCATATCAGATACAAATTTATCTGCCGTTGCTTTCGTTGATTTAGATACGAGAGGATGTCCTCCAATAAATCCACCAATACCATTTCCATCACCGCCCATAGATTTCTCCAGGGCGATGAATAGTTCATTTAAGATTCTTCTGTCTATATTATTACTTGTAATAAATGCTAATCTGCAAATAATACTCACCTCTCATAATTTCATCATATGCGATAGACCTCTATCACATGTTAATTTTCCGCTGATGTTATTCATAATCGATACCTGTGTTGCACCGTTCGGGACAAAGAAAGAAATAACTTCATTGCCCAACAATTTATATCTCGACATCGGTTCATTTTTAAATATGAAATATGCATGCGGTCCACCCGACGCAAGAGTTGCCATGATGCAGTATTCTTGATCACTGTACATATCGATCAACGTAGCCAGTGTCGTGTTCCCATTGAGCCACGTTGTAGAGGTGGCACTTCTATCATTGTAATGTTCAAGTATGACAAGATCATGATATTCCATATCTAATATTATATCACTTCCAAATACTGTATCAAGATTTCCTCGAACCCATTGATTAGTGCCATCCACATGTTTAATACTCAATGATAGATTTTTATATCCACCATTCATTTGGGAATGAAATACGTGCAATAATGTTTCTAATGCAGTTTGCGTGGTACTTATATGCATCATAAGTAAAGACATATTAACACCCCATCATTACTGTGAATATCGATTCAAGTGGAACAGTTCTTTTCTCACATCTAAGACAACCTATTAGTAAAACCATCCCCCTCTTCTCACTACAATAAACTTGTAGGGGGGTATATTTACGACTAGAATTTTCATAGATACTTGCTAACGTATTAACTATATTAGATTGCTTGGGTTCGATTGGTTTTATTTTTGGTGGAAAAATTATTTGAGTAAATGTATCTGTCATAATACTCAAACTTATGTTCTTAACCATGCAGCGAATGCATTCTTATATACAGCGAACGATGGTTTCATATGGGTATCATCATTCACAAGACCAGGTGCTGTATTGACTTCATACACATATGGCCGATCATTCATACTGAACCCGATATCCACCGCACCGAAATGTAAACCCATGACTTCAACAACCCTAATTGCTTCTGCAATAACTGTTGAAGGAACTTCATTTACTGTTCTTCTCTCTTCATTCCACTCATTCCTTATGTTGAGACTCTCTGGTTCGCTGGGACATACTCTCTCAAATATGAATACAGCTTCTCCATTGATCACATGAACTCTGAATTCACGCTTGGTTGGAATAAACTCGGTAAATGATGTGCATCCGATTCTTCTGGCATTATCAAAGTCATACTGTGATGTCACGAAATAACATCCCGAACCGTGCATATGAGATGACTTTCTTGCAAGAAGAAGAACTCCATCGAACCTTGTTTTTATTGGTGCATGGGAAATTCCATTCGCCTGCATGACTTCGATCGCTCTTGTTTTGTTAGATGCATTATCCATCGCCGATGATTTGTTAAGTGTCTTTGGTGATGCATAGTGGATTTTTTCTCGGTTCCCCCATCTGATAAGATGATCATATCTCCTATCTGGCATATGTTCTCCACCTTCGATTCCAAGTGCTCTCTGTAAAGCTTTTCCCGTATCTAAACTATTTTCATGATATAATATAAAATCTGGCATATTCTACCTCTTAACCCCGTGATACTCTCACGTTATCTCTTTGCTCAGTTGCTGTATTTGTTCTCGCCGGAGGTCTAGGAACTTCACGCAGTTCTTCTCTCACTTCCACGGCAGGTTGTACTGGCCTGGGTTGAGAGATCACTGGTCTAGTTGTTTCTGCTCTACTTACTGTTTCCCTTGAACCTTCTACTATCATTATTTTTTGCGCCAATTTATTAGCATATACTAATGCATTACCATCAGCAAATGCTTTTTTCATATCGGTATATATTTCTAATACCAAGTCATCCAATGTCATTATTCTACCTCTGTTATAATAGCTCCATGATTTGGAATATCGGATAATAATCCTTTTGCTATTCCCGCTCTCTTGGTATGATGATCGGGGAGCATAACCGATATACCATATCCACTTATATGCGGATAATTATTCACATACATATCTACAAGGACATCAGTAACCTTTATAGTATACTGATAATTTGCATATAGAAGTAATGTATCCATCATTGTTTCTTGCCTTCTCGTCTTTTTACACACTCATATGTTCTTTTATCGATCGCATGAACGGCTGCGATACCCGTATTTTCACACACTATTCCCAGATAGTATCCAGTATCATTTTGAAATAATATAAATCCATTCGATAATGAAACTGTTTCTATAACATCCTTTACATTTATTTCCATTATTTTGATAACCTCAGCCTACTATTTGGAATATAATCTTCTCTATGAGCGAATCCACCGAGTGGATATCTAACAATTGATCCCAAATGATTTGATAATTTAATAATACCAATTCTATTTGGATCATTGTAAATTAAAGTTTTAACATCAACAATAGTTCCCGTTTGAAATTTAGGAATTGATTCTACTTTCTCCACTTGATCTGTAGTAAATATCCTAAAATATGTCATATTATTTCGTATACAATGAAGTACACTACGATCACGTTGAACGGGATCATTTACTATTGTAAATTCTTTATTTTTCCATCGCTGGCTATCACCAATATATTTAACCACGTCTCCTTTTTCAAACATATGTATCACCCGTTAATTCGGGATCATATATCAACATCCGAGTGTCGTGGGGTACAAATACCTTCACTTCTTTTTCTTCTTCTTCTGTCATTATATCACCTCTTTCTTAGTTTTGCATCGAGTTGAGGAGATTGATACATACTCTCACTAAACAATTCTAATACATAGATATTATCCAGCAGAGTATTTTTGTCTTTAGTGAGTATGCCATCGACTAATATATGAGTTATATTATTTAGCTCGTAGTCGATGATCATATCATCTATTGTTAATATCTCTTTCTTTTTTAAATTGTCTCTTTTTCGATAATGCTCTTCTCCATCTATAGCAACTAATAAAGCTATATTATCCAATACATCGGTGTGGTTATCTTCAAATCCTTTACTCAACCTTTTAAGATGTAATTGGAATATGCGAGCATCGGCTCCCCGCAATCTACTGGGAGTAACCCGAATACCATTCTTCTTGAATAATATTTTATATGTATTTACCATTCACAACGTACCCAATACATCATAATCGTTTGTATCTCTCCATATTACCTGATGCCCATAAACTTCATCACGGGTATTTACATCATATAACATGACATACTTTCCTTTCGTTGCCACAACAAGATACTCTTGTATAGGATACCCCAACGTTCTATCTTCCTCTCTATCATGTTGTGAAACTAAAATACGTTTCCCCACATATTGATTCCAATCATCCGTGGATTCAGTAAGAGATTCCGAACTTAAAACCTCGTATGCCGAAGGATATATACAATTGATAAGATTATTTTTCGTAAGTATTTTTGCCAAAGTATTTCTTATGATTGGTATTATTTCCAATACTGTCATCATTTCTATACTGAGATTCTCGTAAGTATCATCTGTATCAAATCTTTTTACATATATTCTTTTCCCTATAAATTCTTCCCAAATAACAATTCCTCCTATTTAAATATTTTATCTATCAACTCAAGTTGCTCTTTAAGCCACTTTTGATATGTTATTAAATCGGAATATTTTATTTCTTCTAAAAGATGAAATTCCATATCTTCCATTTCCTGAACAAGAAAACGATCTGACTCTTCCAGGATTTGAATGATCATGCATACCCCGAATTATAATTTCCTTTACATCTTGGGCAACCGCTTATTGCACGTATTTTATAGTAGGATAGATTTGTGTGGAGATTTTCATTTATCAATTCTTTTTGTCTGGGATCTATTTTAATAAACTCGTAGATAAAATTACATTCTGGACATTTTACCATAACGAATGATTCTTCTTCCTTAGTATTATAATCCAATACATCCTTAAACCAAAATATGAATTGTTTTCCATCTGTAGATCCCGCGGGTTTCATTAGTAATGGAGTATCTTTTTTCTTCTGTGGAAATATTATCTGAGTAAAAGTTTCCATTTCATATCACCGTGTGCCAGACTTGTTGTCCATGCTTATCTTTTTCCGGGCATTCTCTGATTGCCGCATTGTAATACATATCAGGATATCTATTTATATATTCTTTCAATGCTGCCTCATTCATAACCATTGCCAATCTAAACGAAGTATAGCAGATGGGACATTGAACATATAATGCCTTATGCGATTCTTCTGCAACAACCCAATAATCTATATCTTTATCACCGCTTGATTTTATAACGAGTTCTTGTCTTGGTTTGGGTGGGAATATTATCTGAGTAAATACATTATCCATACTTACCTCATCATGAACTCCGACCAGTATTCTTCGGAATATTCCTCGTATCCTTCGTTCGCCTTCCTTCGATCATTGAATGATATTACTTCATGATCTTTTTTATTGGGGCAGAACCATTCAAATTCCTGATTATAATACGATTTTAAAGCAAGGACTGTCTTCATCAATGCATCAGGATCCGTATCGGGTCGCATTGAACTATAACAATATACCAAATTACATGCAGGACACTTACACATAAAATCCGATCTGTCGGGATAAAATTCAAACCAATATGGTTTATCTGGTGGAACGTTGTACGTTGGAATTTCTGACTTCATTGGTTTGTTATTGATATCAAACCGTTGGTTTGCCAAAGGCGTTTGATTATAAATTACTTTGGGGAGTGGAGGAAAAATTATTTGAGTAAAAACTTCATCACTCATAAAATTTCATCCTCTCCAAATCCTTCTTTATCTCGTCCTTTATCATTCTTTTGATCATTGGTTTTATTACTGTCTTAACTTTTGTTTGATATCGTGACCAAAATTCAAGTCGAATCTCGTCAACATGACCCAATTCTTCATGGAGTGGATAACATCGGCTAAGGCTGTCGCAGCCTTTCATGAACCGAACAAACTCGGTTAAATAATTTGAGGGCTTCAATGACTCAATTACATCATTCATGTGTTGTCCTCCCCACACTCTCAATCTCTTCTGGGGATCAAGATGATCAATAAAATAATAAACGTTGTGTGGAGGTTCTTCTGGATTTTTCCACGTCCTTTCTTTTTGTTTTTTGGTCATGTATTCACCTCATGTTGGTTTAGTGATTGTTGTCGTATCTGTTTGTGCAAATATTTCCCGGGGTTTTGCAAACACATGTCTTGTATCTTCAAAAACCTCTCGCTCTATAAACGGTGTTAGGGGTGCAATTTCAATAAAATTTTCCATCTTATACCTCCTTATGTTTTACGATTACTATATTATTAACTGCTCTAATATTATCACCATCACGCATGGTATAAGTAGAGCCATCAACTGTTACTATTACTTCTTTTACATCTGATTTAAATATATATTTATTCAGATAATAAAAGATAGCTGCACCCGCGAGTGATGCCAAGATATATGAGGGGATGTTAACCGCATATCCCCAAAACATATATGTCCCCCACTGTATCTTATCTGTTAAGACAATGTATGCTGCGGTACAGGAGGGGGTCAACCATTCCATCAGATACAATATAAATTTTTTTAGTTTCATTTCCAGTTCTCCCGTATGTTTTTATCTGTATCCCATGTTTGATGATTCTCAATCATTGTAAGCAGGGGATTTATTTCATTAGCATATTTAGAAAATTCTTCCATATCTTTTATTTCTTCTATGATATCATCTATGTTTCTAGCATCAAGTAATTCCACATACTCATCATGAGATAAGTCAACATCAGCTGATGAATCCACATTGAGATATTCATATGCTACCACCTTAGCTAAACACAATGCTGCTTTTGCAATGGTAGAATCAACTAACCATGATGCAGGCATTCTAAATTCTATACCATAATCAGTATCATGATAAGAACCGTAGTATCCATATGTCTCCTCGTATTTACCACGACATTCAATATCGTCTGGATTCTCTATTCTCTTGAGGGGTATCCCACAATAGTATGAAAGATATTTTGCGAAATGATCATTATCAATACCAGATTCATTATAACCTATATGAATATGTCCTCCCAGTTTAAATCCACATTGTACTGTACCTCCCAATAATTTATATTCTTTTGGAAGATTAATATGTCGAATCAATGATTTGATGGCTGCATGATGCATTATAGGATCAAATGAATAAATCGGTCGAAGTTCTCCAACTGTACTGTTCCCATCTATACCAACTTCCGAATGTTCCAGAGGTTCCTGACATTCATAGCATGAATCGCAATTTCCTGGTTCACTGCTACACATATGACATACATCACAATCCCCACCACATCCACGAACACACGCATCCTCGTCGCGTGTTTTACTACATGTATCACAAGGATTGCAATCATCACATCCCGATAAAATTTTAACTGCTGGTAATATTTCCCCATTAGAATCTATAATCATGAATTCTGGATCGCTACCTATAGTTGTATCTATCATATTAAGTCTACCTCCGTCTCAAGTAACATTACACCCGTGTGTGATAACCTACCCGGAATCCTTACATATATTAGAATAGTTTTAATTCTTGCAATATATTCTATACGTGTACATATACCAATTGCTCCGAGTGCTTCTCCATATGTCCCAGCATTATCTTTAATTTTTACAATTGAACCAATTTCCATAATCCTCCAAAAAAGAAAGGAGGAATATATCCTCACTTTGCAACTAGATTTAAGTTCACGTTGTCTGGGATAACCCATATTACATTTGTCTGGCCTTTCAGATTATTGTATAGAGTCATCTTGGCAGTGTATGCTAACCGCTCGTCACTAATACCAGCCAATGTATCTGCCTGATTCTTAGTAGCCATTGCTATAGTTTCGATGGCTAAGGCTTCGGATTTGGCTGCATTGAGTTTACCTTCTGCTATTGCTTGGATCGCCTGTTTCTGTGATAATCCACTAAGTGCTTCCTTGGTGAATGTTGGCCTCAGTAATTGGACTGATGTCACTACAATACCATACTGCTGTTCCAGGTTTGATGCTTTTATTTTAGTTAATAATTCAGCATTTACTGTGGAAATTTCACTGGTGATCTTGTTTGAATCGAGTGTCTGCAGATGATTAAACACTGCTGCATCGAATGCTTTTTGTAATTGTTCTTCTGGGTATGCATTCATTACACCATATTGATATAGATCGGTGATTGAATATGTCATTACTGCGCCAGTGTCTACAACTTTATCATCCGTTGTTTTGATATCGATACCTATTGCGCCGGTCTGCGAATCACTTTTAAAATTAGCTTCCAATGCAACATAGTCCGATGGGAAGTAAATGTTTCTATTCACAACAGTTTTGATTTCAATGCTTGAAAATACTGGGACTTTTAAACCCCATCCTACTTTTGTGATAGGTTCTTTTACTCCACTTGCTCCGGTGAGGATAGCACCTTCACCTGTATTGATACGATAGATTCCACCCAAGATCATTGACGAAAGTAATAATACTAATATCACTGTCGTTACTATCCTCTCGTAGTGCATTTTTGTTATATCTCCATAAGAATCTATATCGAAGAAGATTCCTTTGTCGATTTTTTCATTACTCATATTTAAACCTCTTTTATTCATCAATTGATGATTCTGAAAGTCCTAATCGTTCTATTAGGATTGGGGGCACAGTAACCCCATGAATCATTAAGTGTGTGCAGGCATCTTTGTATTTAATAATTTGTTTCTTTGTGGTCTTGTATGATGTGTTATCTATCATATCAAGCCACTTGATTTGCCATGCTGTGGGGTGTTTGAATACTCCCTCGATATATTGATTATAAGATTCAAGTTTAGGATCATGTGTCAGTGTTGCAACTATATCCCATATATCATAACCAAATGCTTTCAATATAAAGTCATTCATTTCAAGTTTGAGATCTGCATCCTCGATACAATCATGAAGCCATGCTGCACAAATAAGATTTTCCGATTGTTCTTTACTTTCGAAATGACTATATATATATTTTCTTGTCTCGTCTACTACTCGTTCGCAATGTTTAATATAATTTTCTCCGTCTCCTCTCTTCTGACCTTCATGTACAAAGCGAGCTAATGACTCTGCTTTCTTTATTTTATTTGACATTCTCTCTCCACAATTATTCTATAGTTATGAATTTTTTCAGACATGATGATTTCCTCTTTCTTGTACCTATGGTTGTTGATCCACAATCTTCACTGGGTGATTCCATTACACAATTTGGAATTGGGTTGATGTAAAATAATTTACCCATCTTCTGGATTTCTAACATTCGGACACCATCTTCATTGGATAGAACCAATCTATCTCCGTGACCCATACTTATTTCACCTTTCATTATTTCACATCCTTATATAATTTAAAAGATTCTTCAAATTGTTCTATTGGCCACTCACTACTACAAGCATGTTCTTCTTCATACATATCTAAATATCTATATACAATTCCAAGAATAGTCGCGCTTATAATAATGACTGGATTCTCACGATCATCTGGTAGCCAGGTATCTCCATATCTCACCCATACTTGTCCAACTTCAACCGTCATCAATCCACATCCTTCCACAATCTAAAAATATCTTCAAATCTACTGAATGATAATATTTCACCATCAACATGCTCTTGTTCATGTTGATCTGTATATCTATACTTAACTCCGATACGAGATACCTGTATAATAACAACGGGTTTTTCTTTATAATATATAGACCATGCTTCTCCTACTCGGCGCCATACTTGACCAACTTTAATCGTCATAAATATTATCCTATGGATATGAAAATGAATCAAAGTCTTCTTTGGATACATGACCAGAAGAATGCTTTGATATAGCATGTGAAGGATATCTATACAACATATATTCTTCATCAATAAAAATTACTATTACAAATGCACCCAACCATCTCGAATCCCAGAGAGGTCCAACTCGTTTTAATACATCACCTACTTTATACATGTTTCACTTCCTTAAAATTTTTCTGGAAATCGCTAACATGTCTACTGTAATAAGAATGATTGTTGTCTTCGGCATCTACAAATCTATATTGAACCTCTCTACTATTAACCCTCTCAACTATAACTAAACTACCTGCTGGAATTCCTCCTATAAAAACCGATCTTTCCCATACACTACCAGGTTCAATCATACTTCACCTCTCTGAAAATATTTAAAAACTCTTCATGGGATCTTTGGAAATTTAAATGTCTATTACCTTCATGTACCATAAATCGATATTTGATATCATTACCAACTATATCCGTGACAATTGCAATATCTCCCACGTGTATATTTCTGTCGAGTGTTAATACTCTCTCCCAGATACTACCAATTTTAATCACATTTCACCCCTCTAAACCATCTATCGAATGATTTGAGATCCCAGCTAGAACTTAGTTGATGATCATGTGATGCCCTATCAATATAACGATATCTTATTTGTAAAGGTGTGGACCATACAATGACCACTAAATCATTCTCTTCATCACCCCACCTACCTTTCCCAACCTTTTGATAGATATCTCCAACCCTAATCATATGTCACCTTCGTAAATTCTCTATTAAATCCTTCGAATGACCAACGTCCACTATGAGAATGATAGGAATCATCTCCCGAAGTAATATAACGATATCTTAACCAGTCACCTGAAACTTCTGCAATAACTACAATATCATCTTTATCATCTGTCCATCTGGATCCACTCTTCCTATACAAATCCCCCACCTTAATCATACTTCACCTTTTCAACAGTAAAGTTGAATTCAAATTTGTATTTACTTACTCGCATCAATAATTTAATACCGCTATCTCTGGCTAATCTGGAGGTATGATTAAAAAAATACCATGCAAATAACGATGGGTGTTTACTTCCATTATATTTTATACACATGATATTTACCTCCTACATCTTATTCTAACTTCGGTAGTCACATATTAATGGTTCATCTAAATTTGGTATGGCAACAAAAAGGGAATCAGTATGAACATCTTTAAGCATTTCTGCATATTGTGGTTCTATAGAACACGTTGGTCTAATCTCGTTTTTTAAACTAAGTATGGCATCACTATAAGATTCTATAAATTTATTTACAAATCCCAATCGATTTGTTTTATAATGGGTAAAGATTTTAATATCTCGAGTTGATCTGCTGGAATATTCTATCCAATAACACCACTCAAAATTAAAAAATAAATTGGTTTTAAAATTAATATTAATTGATCTCACGAATCCTTTGAACTCGAGAAGATCATTTAATATTCTTAATGCAAGAGTTCTCTCTTCTTCCGGTGTCAATATATCAACTCCACATAATATTTTAAAAACCTATTCATTTCCTCACGACCGGAATAATGACCTTGTGAATCATATAAATATCTAATTGAAACGTATTCTCTATCAACGTTGGTAACAATTACTATTAATGAAAGGGGAGGATTCCAATTGGGAAGTTCCCATACACTACCAATCTTAATCATATGTCACCTCTTTATAAAATCTTAGAAATACATTCTTAGATTCACTTGCCATATAATGCCTGGGTTCATTATGATAATTGGTAGTATATAAAAATCTAAAATGAATGGATTCGTTAGTTACATTAGTAACAATTACAATCATGGGTGTGCTGATTACACCATTCCCCAACATCCACATACTACCAACTTCAATCATATGTCACCTCTCGGTAGTATTTTAAAAACATATCCATACATTCCATTGCGGTAACGTGCCCGGGTCTAATAGCACCAGCATGATTATATAAAAATCTGATAAAAACAGTTTCTGGTGTTGTATATATAACAATTACAATGACGGAGTTAGTTGGATTTCTACCAAACAGTTCCCATATACTTCCAATCTCAATCATATGATACCTTCTTATAACAGGATTTTAATGCAGGTATAGAAACACTATGCATACTATGTCCCCCACTCATTGAGAATCTCAATTTAACTTCATGGTGTGTGACACGACATACTACCCCAATCAACTTTCCACCCGCACTCATTTCCCATATCTCACCCACCTCAATATAATCTGACATAGTATCCTCCTAAAATATAAGCCCGGGACTCCCTAACCCGGGCAATGTACCCCCAGATTTATGTTGTGTCTTATTCTCTTACCCCTTTATATCAACACATTCCTGCTGATCTGATCCGAGTTTCTTCCCCAGCTTTTAATGTGGTTGCTTCACTGGGTTGGGGAATACAGGGGTACAGGAACAGTTGGTGTGGGACTTCTTTTCAACTTAATAAATTCTTCCCAACACATTTCACCAAAATGATTACCGTATCGTTTTCCACAATTTATACATATCCGATCCATAATATATATCTCTGGTGAATGAACTATACCTCCAATTACAGAGCGTTCATCTTGAAACATTCTATTCACCTCACTATTATTTCCCCACAATCTTCTGGGATCTCGATAGTTTTACCGGGGGGAATCATTTCTGCATCCTGTGTAAAATCTTCTCCTTGGAATTCAACCCATATTCTTTGATCACTTAAATTAATTAGCTTCATAATAATCGTATGACTGATAGAAAAGCAACCGTTGCCCAGATCGCCGCATCTCTGTTTTTATTTCGATTTATTATTATTGCCATGAAGGAAAGTATCAATAATCCTCCATTGATAAGATTGGTTATGAGATCCATTACTTATCATCTCTCATATATACTTCTATTATCTCTCCCCACGTATTACCAAATGAAAAGTATAATACTATCCAAGCAATTAACCCAACAAGTATTGCTGCGAATATATCATTTCCATTACGCACATATGGTAAAACCAGATGGAGATATAATAAAACAAGAGCAGTAGGTGGTATGATATGACATAATATACCCCCAAGAATGTGTGAAAATTTCATATCCGAGCCCCCGTATTTCTGAATGAAAGTTTTGTTCCGGCGATAGCATAGACTGAATGTCTGCAATTGGAGCTGCATTTGTTAGTTCTCCTATCATGACACTCAGTATTATCTCTTGCAAGTATAGGAGAATGTCGTATTAGATTTGGGAATGATCCCTCGTGTAATACCCCGAACATACCAGCGTTTGGATCCACATGTCCTTTGGTAAGATTACATCCTATTAAGACTTGAAACATAATCATGCCACCATATCATTTCTAAGTTCTTGGATCAATTCGTATGGATCAACTGCCACTTCCCCCTCGATCGCAACTAAAATTTCATCAATTCGTTTTAAGACTTCATAGTATGTAAGTACCATAGTTTCACCTCTTAATATCTCCGAGACGTATTGTAAGAGAAAGAATCTCATCTTTAAGATTCTGTATCTCTTCTTGCATTTCTTTTCTTAATGCGCATGTTGGACACTTGAATCGTTCCCCACCTTCACGAGCAGGATCATCATCGAAGATAGTTCCATCTTTCAAGCAATATCTTTTCATTATTTTCTCCAGAGATCAACTTCAAATGCTGTTGCCCTAATGCGTTCTTGCATCTTATGTACTAATGTGGATAGGGGAACAGTATCACCGGGGCCGATCTCCACCTCGTAATCATTTATCTCTTCTTTCGTTATAAGCTTCATGTTTCATTTCTCGTATGGCTCAAGCCACGTTACACATAAGCATCCCTCATATGCAGTTTTTAATGTGGTGACTCCAATTGAACCGTCTGGGATGGTGATTATATTCCCATCCTCATATGAACCTGCCCGGGCTATGTACTTCATACCACTATCTCCGCTTTAACTTTGATGGGCTTGCCTCCGTGTGATTTTCTTTTCGTTTCAAGTATCTCATGTTTATTTTTATGTGATTTAAATTTTTGATTTGCTCTTGCCATAGTTTCACCTCTTATATTAACTGTAAACTTTTTCTTTTCTCCGCAATAAAAATCGTATTCCCGCATATCTCACAGGCACATTGTGGGAGAGATTGATATCCTCGCCCACATTTTTTACAAGTGAATTGGATTGATTCTGTCATAGATCGTAATCCACCCGTCTCTGAAAATATTTTTCTCTGTGTGCATCACTTTCCTTTGATGTGGAGAATTTTAAAATCCACCTACCACCCAATATAATTAATACTAGGATGGAGGCTAATATAAAATACCCCACTATATGAATTGGAATTAATAATATATTTATTTCTTTCACATTTTCTCTGCGGTGGGAATCATCATCTGTTAATTTATTTCCCACCACATCCATCCAATTCATTACATCATTATACCAGTCGCATAAAGTCATAACAATTCACCTCCATTTATGTTATAGCTGTACTCCAACAGAATGAAGTTCCTATTGAAGTTATTACTCCCCATATTATTTTGAAACGTATTGTAAGGGTGGGGTCGGGAAGTGTTGAAGTAAAATATAATATCAACATCAGTAGCCCAAGGAAAAGCATATATGTCCTCGCTATCATCATTCTAAATTCCATCGAATCACCTCACTTGATAATGTTTTGTTTACGTGCCTTCTTAGATGATAATGTTACTGGAGCCACATGATATTTACAGTCATCAGGACAATCGCCTTTACATACAGGGAACTTAATGGTGTCCCCACCAAGTATTGCTTGACCAAATGCACAGTTATTTTTATCCATATTTTACCTCGTATTATTTTTATTCACTTACTGTCTCAAAAACATCATCAAATATTTCCGGTTGAACATCTCTGTCTCCACCATTGTCTTCCAGACTTCCTCCATAGTATCCATTAGAATAATTACGGAATGAAAATACAGAACTGAGTAGACCGAATGTGGGATCTTCCGTTACAATTCTGTAACCGTATACTTTAATAGCTTCATCACTTCTTTTTTTATCTTGCATTTCCCCATCCTCATTCTCTCTTATATCATCTGGATCGAGTGCAATACTATCTATGGATACCACTCTTCCATTCTCTAATAATTTTTTAACACCAATGAAGTCATAAAATATAGAACGTGAGCAGCAATCACCATCTACATAAAAAACAAATGATCCCGAATCGGTTTGGAATTTAAGATATGATTCATTGAAAAATATTCTTTCTATCTTTTTCCCCACCAAAATATCTAAGACCACAGTTCACCACCATTTCCAAAGTGGAGCTATCATCATTATTAAAAAGATAACAACTCCTAGAATAACCACACACTCTCCTTCTGTATTAGACATGTATGTATCCACAACTTCTTTACCAAATAATTCTATTCTCATGTTATCACCTCAAAATAAAATTGCAACCACCACACTTTTCAATGCGCTTCTTGGATAAAGTCCATCATCGATTGAATTATTATCACCCATCGCTATGAAGTGCGTTTCATTTATAAAGATGATTCTATGTATAATTAAATTATAGGACGTTGGGAATGCAGCAAAGTTCTCATCATATTTATAAATAACAATGTCACCCAAATTTATATTAGATACATTATTACTTACCAATACATTTTGCCCGGGTTGAATAGTTGGAATCATCGATGGTGTCATCGATGTATCAACCATCCTCAAATTTTCATCATGTATTGCATAAGTATTCCCTAAGATATAATCTGCAGTATGTCGATCTGAGTCGTTGATATAATATAATGTGGTGGATGATTTGACACCAATATCCGTTGATACTATTGCAATTAATAGTGCTATATTTATAGCAATTATAATCATAGCAAATGTTATTTTACTTACTTTCATATTATCACCTCATAAATAAGACGGTGGGACTTGGGGGTATTGATTAGGTTTTGCGCGTAGTATCTTTATCCCACCGGTTAAACCTGCTGTTACACAGGGGTAACTTTTAATCGGGATTGCTTGCCTCGAAGCAAGATAACTCTATGGTACTATTTTTATGTGTCCAGAGGAGGGTTATTATAGTATCGAGACCATAGGTATTCAACCCCACATATTCATCTCCCATATCTTCGGAGGACATTCTCTTCATCCAAGTATGAGGTGGGTGGTAGTGCCCTGATAATAATACCATCATAGTCACTTGGGTTAATAAGATATATTATTTCCTCATCCACTTGAAGAGACTCAGTGGGTTCAATCATTGTATAAGCTGTGGTCAGGTATAGTATTATTGCGATGGCTATTAAAAACATTTCCCTTCTGGTTGGTAGTTGTTCTATCATACTCTCTCCTATATGGATTTGTGTAGTGCAAACATAGATTCAAACTCTTTAAGTGGTCTGATATTTTTATAATGACCTACTATATTAGTAACATGACATCTATACTTTACATAATTCTCAGTCACCTTGGTAACAATTACTAATGGGTATTCCTCATACTGCCAATAGTCCCCCACTGGATCAACCTTTTCCCATACTTCACCTACCTTCACCATGTCATATCACCTTATATATCTTTATATAATTTAAATCTATTTTGAAAATTATCGAATGGTCTGCATCCAATATAATGTTTGAATCCATCCTCCCAAGAATGTTCAACATATCTATAATTAATCTCATGAGTTGATACACTGGTAATGATGACTAATTTTCCAACATCCTCCCCCCAGTAATATGCCATCGTGGGATCTCTTACCCAGATCTGCCCTGCTTTAACCATATGATTATCACCTCATACATCTTTATATAATTTAAATTTTCTTAAAAAAGAAAATCTACTGTACTCCCCCACGTGGTGGTGATCTGACTCATCATTATACCAAGATATATATCTATACCTTATATTGTCATCGAGTATAGAAATAATGATAACCAATTTACCAGCCGCATCTCCCCAATAAATTTTCATCTCTGGATCTCTCATCCAAATCTGACCGGGTTCAATCATATGATACCTCACACATCTTTATATAATACGAATCTTTTTATGAAGGCATCTAATTCTCTAGCCCCCTGGAAGTGAACAAACTCATCATAGGATTCATAATCCACATATCTATAATATACTGTGCTATTAGTTAGAGTAGTAACGACAACTAATTTACCAGCGTCATCTCCCCAGTAATTTTTCATCTTTGGATTTCTCATCCAGATCTGACCAACTAGAACCATATGATTATCACTCCATAATCTAAACAGATTTAATCAATTTATAGAAAGATAAAAAATCATCTCGCATCAACATACCCACCAAATGATAATTATAATCTATATATACATATCTATAATAAATTTCACGGGACGTTACTCCCATGACGATTACAGGTTCACCACAATGATCTCCCCAATACCATTCCTTACACGGATCTTTTACCCACACCTCTCCAACTTTAACCATGTAATCACCTCTATGCGAGTAAGGAGATTCGAACTCCTGAACTACTACTAGACGAGATCTTGAGTCTCGCGCCTTTGACCACTCAGCAATACTCGCTTCAAAAGATACGGCAGTCATCGCGGACTGCTATTAAGGCGGGACATAAAAATTAGATTCACGCGACCACTCCTATATACTCGAGCGTATCTTTTTAATAGAGCCCGGATATTTGAAATCCAAGGCTCCCACACAATGATGGTGCCCGGGAATTGAACCCAGGTAATCTCAAAGTTTCAGCGCGTCTACCTGACACCATCAAATCTATTTACTTAACCTTGGCCATTCGTCTGGCCACATTAGCCTCTGCTTTCTTGAGTCTTGTTTCATACGATGGTATATATTTTCTTGCTTTATGTGTTGTTTGTGGAACGATGTCCATCCATAGATGTTTTACTAAGCTCATATTTTTACCTCCGAATTTTACTACACGATATCTATATCGCTATACCACATCCCCAATCTTGACATCGGGGAATGGTTTGTTATCACCAACCTGGTTTCAAGTGTGGTGAAAATCTATTTAGGATTACATACTTACCCCCACCCAAATGAACTACATGATAAGTTGTGTGATGATTTCTTTCCTCAATACTTCTTTGCAGTATATCTTCCATCATATTACCTCCGAAGTAATTGCTTGATTGGTTTCAGGCTGATGAGTTGATAACCTGTTGTTGTATATGATGCCCATGTATAATAACTATAAGTATATATAAAGAGACATACAAACATTAGACCAATCATGTTATTGATTCCTATTAATGTATCGAGTAGCATTGCCAGTGTTGGTACTATCAGGACAGGCATGACACCTATCACCATTGCATTTGTATTTCCCCACAACTTATATTCGGAAGTTATGAGTGCGAACCACGCTACAAATAATACAGTAAGGAAGTAATGTATTATTCCTAGGGGATATTCACTAACGAATACCAGTGCGGAGAATGTAAATGTCAAGAGCATCATTGACTTAATAATAAACTTGAATGATGCACCCGGTATGATATCAATGTTCTCAATCCTATTATTATTCAACTGATCTAATGTATGAGATACCTTTAGATTTGTTTCAAGGGCATTTTCCTCAAGACTATTTACTTTACCAGCGGTAATTGTTATGAGATCAATGAGTGGTTTCATTTTATAATCCCACTCTGCTTCCATCTTATTCTTAAGCATCGTCTCGAAGAGATGTGCTGTGAGTCCCTGATATGCGGTGAGGAATCCCATAATCATGACTACCATATCTATTAATAGTTTCATTGGTTCAAGCATGGTAAGGATATCAATCACAAGGGATACTGTGCCTGCTATACCTATGATGCCTCCAAGTATTATTGAACAGATACTTTGTAGTTTCATAACTCACCTCTTCATAGAAAGAATGTATATTACTATTGCTATTAATGTAATCAATCTACCCCACACTTTAATTGTGGCTGATAGATTTTGCATGAAGGTGTACTGGTCTCCAAACTTATAAATCATTCCCTGCTTACTGTAATCTGTTATGAAGAATCCACCGAGGTTTTTAATTACGATGGGGCCGGAAAGATTTATAGCTTTGAATATTACATCTTTGTTTGTGGTGTAGTAGTCATCGTTCCAGGGATTAGCATCACCGCGGGTTATGATTCTATCATCTCTGATTTCTATAACTCTATGTGTGACTGCGTATTGACTACTGATTGTATTGAATGTGATGATGTCCCCAACTGAAACATTGAGATCAATTGATTGGGATACTATGATATCACCACGTTGGAATTCGGGCTTCATACTATCGGATACTATAACCTGCAGTGTTATTAGTTTAACACCCAGTATTATAATGAGGGTGATCATTATTATTAAGATGATCCAATCCTCTTTGCGAGTATCCTTTTCAAGTTGGGCTGGTTTGAATTTGTATTGGGTCGCTATTAACTGTAAGAGTTTCGGTGACCCCCGCATCCACAAGCACAGTAGAAGGAACAACAGAAGGAATAGTATAGTGACAAACATAACATGATCCTCTCCTTGCTGAGTGAGATGACATTCTATCTTGCGGGTGACATATCTTACAGGTCATTGTATGGTTGAGTGTTGATGTATGGGTTAGATAATTGGTTTGTTCTAAGTGACACTTGGTACAATCTACTTCGGTGTAGAAGGAATGCTGTCCTTTAAATGATGAGTTGGTAGCGGGTAGATTCCAAAACAATATACCTATCAATGCTACCATTACTACCAACGCTTTCATAAGTCACCTCATTTCTTCATATATGAATCTCATGTACATGGTGATCCACTCATGTATATTCCCACACCCATTGCGATTAATCCTAACACAAGACTTAATATTATCTCCGTAGACTTTTTCATACTTACCTCCGAATATAACTTTAGTTATCTTTACTCAGGGTGGATTGATATATAATACTATCAATGGTTCGTTGCAGGGGAGATTACCTACACCCACTAATAAATTATATGATGCAATCATCACCATACCCACTGATATAAACATCATGAGTATGAATACAAACATCATGATAGGTTCTATTCTATCATACATGTTTATCTCCAGGTATAAAACCCGGTTTGTTTATAGATGATGTGGCCTCTGTCATTTGTTATTCTGATGGGAAGTATTAGGAAGTCATCTACCTTCGGTATAGTTCCATCAAATGATAGGGTCATTGTATAGATACCGTCCCCTGAATATGGAGAAGATGCCCAGTATGTTATTGGCTTTGCTTCAAGCTGACCAGGTTTTGCGTTGACACTTATATCCGGGAAGTCAACTGTGCCGCTGGTTTGTTTATAGAAGAATGGAAGTTCAACCTGCTTCATACTTACATTGGTAACGACATCATCCTTCACTGTAATCTCTAAGCTCAGACCCGGTTTGGTTTCATTTGCAGCAGATTGTAAACTTGTTACTGCCACAATCATGAGAGTCAATCCGAATAATATCATTAGTTTGTTTGCCATTTTATATCACCTTTATTTCTTTACTGTATACGTTATAGAAGAATTGTATTATGGAACTTACTGTATATTTTTTCCATGTGTCTATGAGTGCTGGTTTAATAATAGGTAACGATGTTTCTGGAGTCATCGTTTTATTTAAGTGGATATTAACCACAGTATTCTTATGACATGAAGCACATGCTGACAGGGTTATTCCCTTTGGTTTTTCCGCATCAGCATGGCAGGTTGAACATGGTGTGTTGTTGTGTAGTCGATGATAGGAATCTACATTGGTTGCTCGATGACAACCGATACATCTGTTGATGGCATGTGTGGGATCTTCTGTATCATGACAATCCTTACATGCTGATTGGAACATGAAGCTATCTATATTTTTATGACAGAATATACATACACCATCATCCGCATTTGCGAGTGGAATGAGGCACAGTAATAGTATAAAAAGATATAGTCTCATGGTCACCTCTGATGTTAGTAATGCCACCACATAGGGAAGGGTGGTCTTTCTTTATATAATTCAAAAATCATGAAAGCATTGTTCCCACTATATACTTCATACCAATTACCGACATCTGATAAATTATGCCCGCTGAATCCAGATTGATAATCAATATAAATAATTCCCTCATTATATATATATACACGATTGATTATATGGGCATTGTATTCACCGAGATCATACGCACCATTGTCTTTGAGTGGTTGTATCCAGACTAATGAACCACCATATATGTTTTGATAATCTTTTGCTATCAATTCACATTGATTTATTCCATACTCCAATGGTTGTTTTAAGGCCATTGTGTTTTGAGGCACGAGTAATATAAATATAACTATTAATAAATATTTCATTTCATCTCCTCGTGATAGAAAGTGTGGGGATTTGACCCCCACGTTCTCTTTACGGGCTGCTGTTACTTGTTACGTTTCCTGCTGCTGTATATGGGCCGACTGTCCAGTCACCATTTCCAATTGTGTTTGCTGCATTGAATGTATATGTATCTGGTTTGTTGTATGTGATGTCTACTGCTACGTGAGTATGACATGCAACACATGCACCATTACTTATACCATCTTTCTGCCTTGTCATTCCATCATTGGTTGTGACGAAATCCTTGTGGGCTTCTGTTGCTCCAGTATCTTTTCCACCGAGTATACCGAATCCTCCAGCACTAAGTTCTGTCCATCTATTTGTAGAACCATAGTGACACTGTTCACATGAGGCGGTTGATTCACCATCAAGTACTCTGCTGTAATGACCGAGTGGTTCTGAACCACCGTGGCATTCAAGACATGATACCAATGATGCGGCGTGATACTCTGAGCCTGGATTAATTACTCTGGAACCTACACCATACAACGATGGTGTCCAGTACCTTGAACTCTTCGTCCAGTTGGTAGCACCATTCTTATTAAGGATCATACCCTCGGTTTTTCTAGCGGAGGTATCTATGGGTGCGCCTGCTGAATACAAAGGCTTCTCGTACTCATTATATATTGTTAATACTGTTGTGTCCAGTTCAGTTCCTATTGCCTGAGGACTGATTGCAGCCTGAGCGGATCCACCATATGCCTTAGCGAATGTATTACCCCATGCTGTTTCAACCTGTGTTATGGTTGTCACATCATTTGTTATGGTTGCTGGGAAGTTCTCTTCCTCAAAGTCAGCCATGCTAATAGCAATGGTTCTCATATTACTGATCCCAGATACAGTCGGAATTGTTCCGTTTGTATATGTGACTATTGCGTAGGCGTTGTCACCGCTTGAAGCACCGGCTTCTATTCTGTGACAGTATTCGCATTTGAACGAAGCGTGTGGGCCTACTGTTCCTGTCTTGGCATTGACTCCACCAGAATTTAATTCTGCTTTTACGTCGCCATGACATTTCACACAGTCGATCTGATTGCCTGTTGCGTCGATGTTAACGAACGAATGTTGTCCCGCGAAGAGCGACATGGTCGCTGGCAGTGCATACAATCCGATCCCAACAAGGGCGATCAAGACTATCCACAATTTATTGTTCATATTTATTTCACCTCTGAAATACTATTGCCGAATCTGGCAAATGCTCCGGGTGAGAATCGAACTCACTTAACAGGTTTCCGATAGGCCACCCACTCCTACCTAGACTAGCACCTCGCCATTAGATTACCGAAGCACGAGATTATGACTAACATACACAGCCACTTTTAATTATGATCCTGATCCAATGTTACTCAACAGAGAAGTGGTTCATCTCGGTATGTCTTTTATATGGTTTTGTTTTGATATAAATAGTTAAATCTTCTATCTTTATTTACGACAACCTCTTATCCTATTCATAATCCGATCGCCTCTCTCGCCCAATCCGGGCAGCCTTATTCATAACTACTTACATATAATACTTCCGTTTTAATATGGCCGTTTATTTGGCCAAAACTCCGGGTGGGATTTGAACCCACGACACTCTGGTTTAACACCAGCTCTCTTCTGCAGTATGATGCATACATACTTGACTGAGATACCGGAGTATTAATTTTATTGTTTTATCCTGGGTTTTTCTAAAAGATTTAATAGGTCTATTACAAATCCACGGGGTAACTCAGACTCATTTAATTTTTTATATTCCTCATCTGTCAGTCCATCATATACACAGAAGGCCGATCTACCTATTGTATTTGATATGTGTCTGAGTGATTGCATCCACAGTATGATGTGTATCCTCTTATCCTTTATCTTATCACATACGTATGTTGAACATGCAATGTTTCTTTGTGTATTACATTGATGTGAGTCACATGTCCTACAGCAATCACCATGACATACTTCAGTACAATACTTTCGAATGCCGGTTGATATAAGATAACCTTCTATTAAGTTTAAAGCTTCGGGATATTTCATGATCATCACTTCCTTAATTATACTTCAGCTGACACGAGTCTTGTTGCTTCATCACCCTTGCTTTTGGGGCTTCATGTATTGGATAAAACTCAAGGTTTAATTTCTTATGTTTTATTACTGTGGGTTTTCTTTCCTTTACTTTGATAATCTTTTCTGGAACTCTGATCTTTTTTGATGTGCATTTGAATGGTTTCTTTATTTTATATTCTTCGGTTGACTCTCTGCTGAGGCCACCATGTTTTTCTTCTATCCCCTTAAAGAAATTACTGATGTAGTTTTTAATGATGTCCAGTATATACATGGCGACCTCCGTTTATTTTATACATTCCATAGCGCAATGATTATAGATCCGACGATGAGTATCAACATTATACAGGCTGTTACAATAAAAAATTTTAACGCAACAGTGACGAATGTTGATATAATATCATTCGTTTTATTTTGGTGAAATGCGAATGCTAAAAATATAATTACATAAAGTAATATTAATTGTCCGAGCATGCTCTCACCTATTATCCTCTTATTGTACTGATCATATCTTTGAGACCAATGTATTCTGGAGCTACGATAGCATATAGATTTGGTGCAATAATTGCTGCTATGAATATAGAGATAACCAATGTTACTATTCCAGCAACCAGTATTGCAGATAGACAATCATCGGAATGATTGATATTATATTCTATGTATGCTACAATCGCCATTGATATACTGGTTAATATTATAATGATTCCCGCTAATGTTAAATTCACCATCGCTATTTTGGGTTGTGCCTCGATGAAGATACGGGAGATTTCCGTTGCAGCTATCCCGATCTTATCAGATAGTGCTATCAATGTGTTCATTATTAATTCTGTTTCTGACATGATGACCTCCCTGATTTTATTTACTGAATCTGAGTACAGTAATGCAATTTGATTTGATGTAATACTTTTCGATTTGTTTCATTTCGATTCCACATTTAAGGGCTAACACTCTTTCGATTCTTGATTCGAACATACCATCCCCCGGTTTATTGTGAGAGTTCGTTTATCTGTTCGTCGAGTTCACTGGATTCGTGGTTGAGTTTATATAGGGTTGCTTTGGTTTTGATTACTTCTTCCTGCTTATCTAATTTTTCCCATAGCTTTATAAGTTTTACCATACGCTTATTAAACTTGGTGATCAGATTAGATTTCCTTTTCTCCATGGCTTCATTGGAAACTCTTTCGATCTCATCGAGTTCTACCCGAAGAGCTGAATATAGTCTATCAATTTCTTCTGTTCGTTCTTCATCGTTCATTTCTTATCAACACCCCTGGTAACTATAACCAACCAATCGGTTGGTACTCTCGCCTGCCAAAGATCACCCACCCAAATTTGATCACGTGTAAACATATCACCCATCACAATTACTGTATGTCCGTGAGGAGAAATAAGTTTATATTCATTCATAATTAACCCCTAGAATCTATATGATTCATCATCATCATCTGGATAGGTTGATCCTGCATACTCATATCCGCATGTACATTTTAGGATATATTTATTATCCACTTCCTCTTTAGTTAAATTCTTCTTACAACAAGGGCAGAAAAATCCACCGAAGACTCTATAACCCGGAGCATACATTCTCTTTGAGTATATACTCTCTTGAATTTTAATCAAGTCAGCATGTCTTACTGAGAAAGTTATCTCATTTAACTTCTCCAAAATACAAGCACTTACAAACTCTGCAAATTTATTATCCATATCTGTCCCCTCATGTGTTGAATACGAACAGTAAGATGAGGGCTACTACTAAGCCAAAGATGGCTATTGATTCGGGGATCACTGTCATGAGTAATCCTTTTCCTAAGAATTTACTATCTTCTTTCATCGCTCTCACAGCTACTGCACCGATAGTAGCCTCGGCTAAACCAGCCCCGATTCCTGTTAGTCCTACTGCTATTCCTGCACCTATTGCTATTAGTCCTGCGTCTGAAACCATTTCATTCACTTCCTTATATATGTTTCCATAATTTTTTATTTATAATTCCAGAAACCAGTGCCTGATTTATATTATATTGATTTGCAATCTGTCTTTGAGAATGATTTCCAGAAGAATATAATTTTCTAATTTCAATAACTTTTTCATTTGATAATTTACTATTATTATTAAGTTCCCCTTCTTGAATCATATGTCTATCTCTACCCTCTTCATACATTTGATATATATTATCTTCTTGGGTTCCACACTTAAGATGCTTTGGATTGCAACAGGATGGATTATTACACAAATGCATTATGACCTCATTATGTAATATATTACCTTTCATTAATTCATATACCAACCTATGTGTGGAATAAAGTTTACGGCCAATACTAATCCTACCATATCCATCTTTATTTTTATATCCCATCCATTCCCAACAATCATCTTCTCCCCTCTTATCTATTTGTTTCCAGACAGATTCTTTTATATTTCTTTTCACATATTCTCCGCAAATACTGCTATCGCCGCTGCTGTTATTAAGGTCACTACGGATAGTAACCCATACATTTTTATATTGATGTTCATTTTTTCACCCGGGAAATAATTTTACTTCTCGTTATACCTTGCCTTTCCATCTCTTCAGATAGCTTATTGAAGATGCTTCTTGTTTCAAGTGTCGCTGATGCCGCCCTCATTATAGGATCTCCGAACCCATTTGCAAATGAGATATCACCTTGAAGAAACCTCACCCAGAAAGTCATCGCTTCTTCTTCCGTTTCAATTGCTATCTTAAACGGTTCGAATTTTTTTTCTTTTATTTCATGTTCTATTTTCATACAATCATCCTCTGTCTACTTCCGAAATGATATGCAATCAATGCACCACACAATACATCTAAGAGTGTGCCAAAGAAAGCAATGTTGAATCCAGTATACCCCATATATCGGGTCGATACGAATGCTACTATTACTGCACCCAGTATCATAAAGATCATACTTATATTCAAACCCATGAGCATGACATCAGATGCGAATTCTCTTCTCACTTCAAGCTCTTCCGATGTGGGAAATGATTCTGGATTACTGAGTTCTAATCGTCGTCTGATGTCACCAGTTCTGCAAGTTCTTTGAAGCATTTTTCTACCTCTTCATATCCGCGGTTATGTGCAGTTTTCCAAGCGATAAAAAAAACCTTTTCTGCCTTTCTATTTCCAGGTAGATATGTTTGAATAAGATCCGCTCTAAAATTTCTTTGGATAGCTCTGATGTTATCTTGATACTTAACCCGCATCTTATCCTGTTTATATGCATCTTTAATTTCCCAAAATGGAAACTCAATCTGTGTATTTAATTTATCTTTATTGTATTTCTCGGCGAGTGGCATACTCATCACTTGAAGCGGGGAGATGATGGGTCGCTTGGTTTGTTTTCGGTTATGATTGAGGGAAGTTTCCGCAGTTCTTCCTTGAGTTTTTCAATACTGTTGTCTGATGTTTCCCGGACTGCAAGGTCTGGCCTGCAGGTTTTATATCCTTTAGGATACTGTGTCCCCATTGGTTTTGATTTGATGGATTCGACAGTCCGTTGTTCTCTTCTTTCTTGGGAAGCAATTGATTCTTTTATTTTTGCTTCCTTTCTTGATGTATCTTTACTGCGTTTGTATCTTAGTTTTGGCATAATTATCACCTCTTATAATAACTCTTGATTACTGAGTTCGATGCGTATCATTTCTGCTAACTTTTGACTTGGTGCTTCTGCTTCAATCATATCGTTTTCCAATTCGAGCCACAAGGATCTTGCTTCTGCTACTGTTTCTATTCTTATGTCGAATGGTCGAAATTGTTTCACAGGCTTTGCTGATATTAGTTTCATGTTATTAACCTTCATTTTCCTTTTTCTTTTTATGTACTTCAATGTCTATATCTATCCAGATCATAGCTCCGTTTTCACGGTCGAGTATAAATGTTTCAGATTGGTTTGGCATTGTATCAACTCCATTACTTTGTATTGGTTGCAATTTTCATACGCTCTTTTGACATTGCTATTTTGTATCCGGTTTTGTCGAGTGTTACTTCCACCCAATCATCTGTTAAATGTGTCTTTGTAATAACACCAGTTCCCTTTGAGCCGCCCATTCCACTGTTGCGACCTATCAAAGAGCCATCATAATATACTTTCGTTCCTTTTATTAGTTCCATAAGTATCACCTTTTATAAATGCTTCCACGGTAGGGTTTCATGCCCGTAAACGGACTCACTTTCCCTAAGACTTCGCAGGGAATTAACCGTGGTTTAGGAGTGGGACATGTGGCTTAGTCCCAGATCATCAGCATAAGGGTAAATTCTATCCAGGAGAAGAGATCGAATATACCCCTATATCTTTGGAGGAAACGATAATTTTAATTGCTTATAACGCATCCTTGAACTTCACTTAAAAGTTTAGACCACACTGTCTAAAGAAAGTGTCTTAAACTTAAGGGTTTATACTTTTATTTTTTCTATTCTTTTTTTCTTTCTTCTATTTATTTTTTTTGCATAAAAGAAAAAGAGTAGAGGATAGAGTTTAAGACAGAATTTAGGAAAATATGGGTAAAACCGCTGGTTTTTAAAAATAAATTCACCTCATATTTTGCCTTGGAAATGATGTCGGGTGAATCATTCGTGACTATCTTAAAGAATTTAGACCCGTCATGTCAAAGGAATTTGTGAAGTATAAAATTCTTTTAAGTGTGTGGTCTAAAATGTTTTAGATAGTTTATTTTTGAAGTTGCTCAGTAATGATTAAAACGTGAGTATATAAAGGATACTATCTGGAGTATTTTATATGCTCATGGATGGATAATGGGAGAGGATAGTAAATCATAGATTAAGTAGATGCATAGTAATGTAAGTGGAAGATGGATGATCATGTAAAGAAAATCGTTTCGTTGCATAATCAACACACCTGTAAAGATTTTACATACTCATCATTGAGTATTTGCTTGATGGACTTTGGACGGATTCCCAGTTTTTCCATTACTGTGCTTTGGATTCTTGTTGAAATTCTTTTCATACTCATAGTATTACTCCTTTATGTAGGGGATGTATTCGAAGTTTATACATTCAAGAAATGAATAGATGAAGGGTTCATCGCAGGTTTGTAAATTTATGCAGTCGCTGCATATTGGAGTTTTCATGGTACTTCCTTTATCATTAGTGCGCAAAATGTTGGTGTTAATCGTTCACCTGTAACGACAACTTCGAATTGGTGAAGTTTAAAACCTTCCCTCGCTGCATTGTTCATTCTTGATTCCATGGTGTTATCGTTTCTTTCGGTAATTATTCTGTGAAATTGCATGATCATCACTCGCTTAATATGGTTGTGATTCACTTACTTTGATTCCTTGTTTTTCGGATACGTATGCTTCGGAATATTCGACCTCACCGGATGGGAGAAATTCAAATATTTGCATTAGCTGTATGTCATCCATATGGATGATGGTAACATGTTTGTTATCTATGATCATGTGTATCACTCTGTGAATTTTCTGTGTTTTGCATCTTGGGGTTTTGGGGATATTGGTACTTGTGGGGTCTTTGGTGAGTGAACTTTGACGTGTGAATCGGATAATCTTGGATAGAAGGGTTTTTCGATGATGATTTTTGGTGTACCGTCAGGTTTGAAGGTGAGCACCGGTTTAAGACCCGTCTGCTTCCGTCCGTTGATGAGTTCACCTTTTACGATGGGAGCTGGTACGTTACCGGACTTGGGTATTTCCACATACTTGACCTTTTTATGGGGTGTATGATGACCCGTAACATTTCTGCATGATTTACGAGATTTGCAAAACTTACATGGATTTGCCTGCCTCATATTTGATACTTCGTATGGACTATAGGGGACTGCATCAGATTTTGAGCTTCCGTATGTCCACTTTGGGTTATTTCGGTTGCATGTTAAGGGGTCATTCATAGTAATCACCTCATAAGAGATATAAAAAATTCACATCTCTTAAGCTGTCAATGGTTTTTCTACCTGGATATGTGGCGTGTCTTTAAGCATTGCCTGACCGAGTGCATATATGTTTATGCTTGCTGTTTTCTTGGCGTCATGTAGTGCCTTAAGTTCTTCCTGCTTGATGATTTTGGCTGCCTTTACATACTGGGTTATGGCCGTTTTGTGGAAGTTGATTTTTCCTCTCTGAAGGTCAAGCTCATTCAATACTTTTTCAGTTCCTTCTTTATTGGATGAGAACTCGCCGTCTTTGACGTTAAGCAGTCCTTTTGCGCCCAATTCCTTTTTGGCTTTAACTGCTTGTGGCATGAACCAGACTATCTTAAATATCCGGTTACCCTTATCGTCAATCTTGCCCGTATCATCTGCTCGACTAACGGGAATCCCGCCCATAGCACGAGCCTCGACGTATTTTATCGGCTGTGCTTCTTCGATGGCTTTCATGGCCTTATCTGGGATTTCCCCGCCTGCCAGTAATGCGAGTAGCTGGGATTGAGAGGTCATTACTTTGGATTCTTCACGTACTACGTGGAGTAGGTCTTTTGCATCGCCCGCATCCATGGTACGTAAATTCTCAAGTACCTTCTCAGCGTGGTTTATAGCTCCCGCTATTCTCAATACTGTGTTTCTATTCTTCGGTTCTGCTACGCTCTGTAGTTTGAAATTTTCGCTCATTTTCTATACCTCATTGGGGAACATGTCCCCTATATGATACGGGGACTGCGGACTTTAACCGCATTTGTTCCATGTGGTATTTTAACTTACTGGGCAGTAGTAAATGAAGTTTCGTCTTAAGAGGGTACTAATAAGTATCCCCTAATTTCAGCTTATGACATCTAACCCCGATGAATTTCTGTATTAACACGAGTCCACTCAGGTGACCTACCCCGATCCCTAATAGTATATAGTTCCTTTCGGGGAAGATACTGTGTAGAGCCCCTATAATTCCTTGGTTAGAGCTACTGCTCAGTTTGGCCTATATCGTGCCCTATACGTAACTAATCGTGGTTATTGGCCACGCCTCATCAGGCATTCATTTGGATACTTAACCGTATTTGATGACATCTCTAACGGTCTTATATCCGGTTATATCGGTGCATGCTCATGCATAGCTTGCGCTATTTGTGCATGTCCGTTTACTCTGTTCGTTTGCATCTGTGAGCAATGCTCATCATGATGATGAGTGTTGCTTCACTCTATCAGTGTTACTTACTGACAATCAAACATTAGTTTATGAGTATATAAATGTATCGTTGCGGTTGTGTATTTATATAACGTCGCTGCATATCGGTATTTCGTTTTAAATGTATGTCTGTGTAAATTATTTAAATACATATATGCGTTTGATTAAACGTGATGCAATGACACGATTGGAAAAAACGATAAGAGGAGAATTAAATAAAATACGATTTATCGTTATATGTAGGCTGAATTAAACCGCAAAGTGTAAACATGTTTTATATGAATCGTTATGCATTGACACGAAAAAAACGCATGAGCATTAAATCTTTACACAATAGTTTATGGAGTGATTCTTAAATACGATTAATCGTTAAGCGTAAACATTATAACAGAAAAAAAATAAAACCAAAGTGATGGCATGGGTCATTCGAGGGGTATGTAGGTGTAAAAAATTATAGCTAAAGCTAATCGATAATTATTCTAAAAAAGAAATACAATTCGTATTAGGAATACCGTATGGGGTACCCCGAAAAAATTTATAAAAAAAAAATTATACCCGATTCATTCTCTCGACGTAGCAATACATACATTCTATCGGAGAATTTAAAGATGTTGGATACGCGAATTTAATTACTATCTTCCCGCAATTCCCACATCTCTCTCCCCATCCTTCAAACTCCATACAGCAACACCACGATTTTAACGAGTAGATATACAATCGCACCTATCTCGGCGGCTAATATACTTCTCAGGCCATACTCTCTCCATAATCTTCTAAGATCAATGGATTGTGTGATGGGATATATCATGTAAAAAAATATCAACAGTCCCATGAATATAACCGAATCAGGTAGCATTGATACCCTCCTGTTTTAAATGAGTTTGTCCATATGTTCGCAATCCAATTTTACCATACTGTTTATGGAATTTCCGGCTTAAGTACATTCCCGAAGCTGTATAATCTTCCAACGCTTTATGCATTAATTCTAATACTTCATTCATTTTCCTCCAATACTCACACCATACCCACAATCCGGGCATCCACATCTTTCCAAATCGATCAATCCAGACCATCCACAATGTGAGCAGGTTCCCCAGGCTCGCTCACACATTCTTCCTCCCAAGTAATCTGAGAAGAAGTTCTATCAATGCCTGCCAGAGTGTTTTATTTTTCGGAGCAGGTTCTGGGTTAACCTTCTCTTCCTCCGCTTCTGGGACATCTACACTCGACCATGCATCCAATAAATGCTGGGTGACGCTAACATAGGGTAGATATCCGTAGCCATCTTGGCCCCAATCTCTTCCCCAAGAGTTCCTGAACTTAAGAACCTGGGCGACATCATCATATCCAACTACACATACTGCGTGGGCACCGACAACTTTACCCTCTGGGATGATTAATCCACCCACGGGTTTGAACCAGTTATCAGTAACTGTGAATGATGCCAGGAATGCTCCGTTTTCATACAGGCATTTCTTCATCTCATCTATATTATATATCCTTGCGTATGCCTTAATCTTATTCTCTTTGGCAAGATCGGCGGATCTCGGACATGGATCGGTGGGCGTTTTCGCAGTATATGGCTGACACATCTCAGGAGAAACCCCCTCTTTAAGCAATACTTCCATTGCATCGCGGGGATAGGAGCCGCCATCATATATCTTCTGTATTCTATCGGTTAAGAATCTGGGTGCTAGATAGGTCTTAAAGTCCTTTTCCTGGAATTCCTTGAACCCGGTAGCTGCAAAAGATACACAGCTTCCCTCATTACCCTGGTCTCTTACCGGCATCATTATACCGGATACATCCAATCTTACCGGCAACTGCTCATTTGATACTGTTAAATAAGCCCTAATCTTATAATCTCTGTCGTCTTTTGGGTCTTTTAGTGCCCCCAATTGTCGTTTTATCATCTACTTTCTCCTTGGCAATACATGCCTTACAATCGTTATTTATCGTACAATTCGATACGAATATGCCCAATTTAAGGCATTTTCGGTGGGTTCCCCCACCTTTTACTGCCCAAATATCATCTTGTTGGCTCATTATCTAGCTCATCACATACCGCAATTACTAAGTCGCATATGGATTCTGTGGTTAATTCGGGCAAAATATATACCTTCGAGACATGATAATGACCACATTTACATGGTTCTATGCGGTCTTTACCCAGTATTCTGTATCTAATTAGGTTCTCGGGGATCCACATATTACCACAACCTGTTGCCTTCAGCAATCAAATACATTCTTTCTAGGGTGGGATCACTCAAACATGCATCGATCTCGGCATGAATTGATGTTCTTTCATTGATTTTATTTAGTTTTATACCACCAAATTCTATTCTTGTCTCGTCTTTGAACTCAAATATTATATTCATAACTCTCCTTTTGGCTCAGTAGCCATCATTAATCTCTTTTTTTGTGCCTCAATCACTGACAAATTACTTACTTGACCGTTGATATCAACCAATTCGCTAAACAAATTGAGCAATGTTTGACATTCACGGGGGATTCTTGCGCCTTTCATAAGGGGATAGTTCTTACAAACGTCCGGTCTGGCTGCATAAATTTTACATTTATTATTTTCGTCGAGGAAAACACACGGTGCGGCCTTCTTAAACGTGCTTAATCTCGCATCTCCGGGGTATGGCATCGTATATTCTTTCTTAAAATCCCGGGGTGATAGACCCAAAGCACATGCTGCTCGCTTAATATCTTGAGGCATGATCACGATTGGGTAACAATGACAACATTTTCCGCACCCAACACACTTGTGATTGTCTCTCAAAAACCTGTACACGTCCTTTGGAAGGTCTGTTACTAAAAAGCCACCATCATTTTGCTTCATTATTACTCCGTTTCAAAGTACCAGAGACCATCTTTCATTCCAACCTTACTCAATTTTGCATCGGGTTGCTTAACTCCCTGGATATAAACATCAATTGGTTCACCGATATATTGTAGCATACACGACAAATTCAATACGCGAGCTGCTTTATGTGCATCATCGACCAGATCATCCTCGGTTGGGAGTGCTGGGAGATATTGTTTTCCATCTGGCTCTACTATTTCATACGGGAATGGATCCTTATACATAGGAAAGATCCACATTCTTACTCTAAGATTCATTTCTCTAACTCCTTTATTTCTTTATCTAACTCTATAATATCCAATTTCGCCTGTTTGATTCCCTGGTCGAGACACTTAACGTGTTTAACTCCGAAGTATCTGTGTGATGTGGATTCTTCGTTGCCGATTTTTTCTCCACATATTGTACATGTTTCTTTACTTAAATTTTTATTCATCAAACCAATCCTCGTCTCCTCTATAATATGGCATATCTTGGTTAGATCTACATTCATCGCATTTCCAAGTGCCATAGTTTCTACATTTATCACATTTCATATTTACCTCTACCACACATCCTCATCTGGACCATCGCTAGTCCATCTGAAATGTATGGTTTTTAATCCTGTAGGTGTTTGTATACCATTAGATTCGCGAACTCTCGGTACTATCATCTGATATATCATGTCCATATTAATTTCCCATTAACATAATCACAGAATAATTTTCTTATAGAAAACTCTTCGTGTCTTTCAAAGCTTGTGATATATATATCTTGTGTTGTTTTTAACTTTCTCAATCTAGCTATTTCTTCAATAGCATCTGGCATATTTAACCGCTCAATATATTTCCTCTTAAATTCATTCCAAGTTATTTTACCTTCCTTTAATTCTTTCATCTCCTCTCGGTTTCTTCCGATCAATGCATTTCTATATAACGAAATAACAATTATAAAGGGATTTATCCGCATCAAATTCTTTACTTCGTTGGCATAAATATAACGAAATTCACCTTCTGCAATAATTGCTGGTGTGGGGGAATAATTTGCTATCATTTTTTCAAGTAGTTTCTCCCTCGTGGTGTTTTCAATCAATGCCATCTTCTGTAAACGTTCATACGTCTCGGTGGGTAAAAATACATGTAGACGTAGTTTAGAAGAGCGGAGTTTCCAATCTAGATTCATATAGTATCTAATAGTAGCTTCTAGTATATAAAGCTTTCGATTGGACCGAAAAGTATATATACTAGAACATACATATAGAAGAGTAAGATCTTTTGACCAGATCTTTCATATTCGCCCCGCTGGAACGTGCCTTTTCGTGTCTGGCGGGGAAACCTCCTCGGTGACAATCATGAATAAACTTTGCAGCAAATGCGGAACCATACTACTATTAGATAAGAACTGGACATATCCACGAATGAGAGCTCGTGTTTACCATTGCAACAAATGTCATACTGAACATAGTCATATGGCTCGTGTTAAAAGACAATTGGCCAAAGACGAAGGTAGATTAGAACTCTATGAATTAGATCTACAAGTTCAAGAATTGTGTGAGAAGAATTTCCACTATCGCAAAGTTGAAAAATTCTTATATGGGTTTGCTAAAAATCATTTTGGTCTCAACACAGTAGATGAATGTAAGAGAGCTATTTGGTTACTGGAATATAATCTTCTTAAGAGTAAATATAATAAAAGAAGAACGGATGCTAAAGCAATTGCTTTAAGAAGTATGCGTATGGATCCAGAATTCAATCGCCACTTCATAAGGGATTCAACGACATATATAGATCGAGAACGAGAAAATATATATATGCCAGAAGGGGAGTAAAAATATAAATTTGGCGTAGCAACCATCCTTATATATATGAGAGATAATTTTTTTTACCTAAGGAAACTTTGGAAGGACTCCTTCTCTCATACTTTTACTCTAGGAGTTCTCTTTCCAATCATAGATCATTATGGCAACTAGATGTCCAATTTGTTATCACGAGAAGCGAATCGATATAGAGAATGCTATCTCCGACGGAGGACCGGCCAATACAGTAACTGCATTGGTGAAGAGATATAAAATTACAGCAGCATCTGTATTGAGGCATAAGCAGGATCATATGGTTTCTATAACCGACGAGGCTATTAGAATCCTGGATGCAAAAAGTCAAGAGAGCGGTGTCAATCGAGTTCTCAACAGTGTTGAAGTATTGGATCTCATTATATCTAAAGCTCCAACTCTGATGGATAGTGTCACTATGCAAGATGTCTTACGTGCACTCAAATTAAAGCACGAAGTATTGGGTGACATAAAAGAAGAAAAGAAAATCAAATTAGAATGGTTAAATGACGTGAAGTAAATATGTCAAATGAAATAAATAATTTTAACGGAAACTATACAGTTCCAACCACCACAGGAACAACCACGACCTTTGGGAATTTTCCCATATATGATCTAGTTAATTTCTGTCCATACTGTGGCACCAAGGTACTGAACGATTTCAAATTCTGTCCGGCCTGCGGAAAAGAAATCCCGCGCACTTATACCGGCAGCACATATGTTATTCACTGGAATAGATCAGACGGCACATCAACATATCCATTGGATGGAATAATAAAACCAAACATAATTTATTAAACTGATACATAGGATGCATATACAGAATGAAATTGCATTCCTATTATCCCAATCATAACATGGCAAATCTTAGAATCGATATTGGTAATGGAGCAATCAAAGAAATTGATTTCTATACATTTACTAAGCACATACTTGGTTATAAAAAACTTGATGAAGTGCATAAGAAATGGTGCATAGATGCTGAGAATGTTGCCAAGAGAAAACTTATTTTAAGACCCAGGGGAAGTTATAAAAGTACTGTACATACAGTATCATATATTCTCTGGAGAATTGTTCAGAATCCCAATTTAAGAATACTCATTGCAAATGCTACTTCGGATAACGCAGAGGCATTTCTTAGAGAAGTCACATCTCATTTGATGCGTAATGAAAGATTCATCGATATCTTCGGTAAGTTGCTAGATGACAGATCTTCTAAAGTTTCGAGTATCACAGTAAATACTAGAACACGCCATGTCAAAGAACCAACCGTAGCTTGTGTTGGTGTACTTGGTAGTATAGTGTCCGCTCACTATGATTTAATCATATGTGACGACTTGTGTAATGCGGCAGATCGAGAATCCGATTCCATCCGAGAAAAAAAGAAAGCCTGGTATAAAGACTTACTTTCTATTCTGGAACCCGATGGGGAAATCATTGTAGTCGGAACGCCGTGGGCATTTTCTGATTTATACGCATACATAGAAACCGATTTAAATTTAAAACTTAAACCGGAAGAACAATACCTAATTATAAAAGAGGGTTGTTATCTCGAAGATGGGGTAACTCCCCGGTTCCCAACTATTTTACCAATAGATGTACTGGAACGACTGAAGGTGGAAAAAGGTCCACTTGAATTCAGCAGTCAGTATATGGTAAAAGTCATGCCCCAAGAGGCACAAATCTTCTTTGAAAACGATTTCAAAACATTTGAGTATCTTGGAACAAATAGAGTCTTAGATGCTGGAACAGTATACGATGTAGAATTCGTAGGATACTGTGACTTATCCATAGGTAAATCTAAGTCTGCAGACTTTACTGGTATCGTCACACTCGGACGCGGAAAAGAAGGTACTGTCTATATCATAGATGTTGTACTCGAACGAATGCCACCAGATAGAACGATGGATATTATCTTTGCAAAACATCGTATATTTGATTACAGAAGTTTTGGTGTTGAATCTAACGTATTCCAATCACTCTTTGCCGAACAAATAAAAAAGTTTTCAGCGGAGAATAAGGAATATTTACCCGTGGTTGAAGTAGGACATTCATCCAATAAAGAACTTCGTATTCAATCATTGCAGCCCCTAATAAAACAGGGACTATTGAAGATCAGATCTGATTGGCGTGATGACAGAAATTATAAGGAATTAATAAATCAATTTGTATACTTCCCATTAGCAGGTCATGATGATGGACCAGACGCAATAGAAGGTGCATTTTCATTACTGAAGAAAGCACGAAGATGGAAAGGTGATGCATTCTTCCATAGCACAGGTGCAGCAATACCAATTGATGGATTTAATCCAACTTTAGATATGAAAAAATTTGATATGAGTACACCCACTGTTCAAGTAGATAGACCCACAATGTGGGGTCAAGTACCCCAAGGATATTAAAATGCCAGCACCAGTTCACCCAACGGGTGGAGTATTGATACCTGTTATCCGCACACATCCAGATGGCTCCACACAAACATACTGGCTCTCATTAGAGAAATTTCTCGAACAGCAAGAAAAAGGTTATGCGGTTAAACGTATACCACGTCAGGAACATGAGAGTGTGGTTGTTCCTAAGGGGCCAGCAAAAGAATGGGAAGTGGACTTCATAGAAAACTTTGAAGATTTCGGTGTTGCTGGACTCAGCCTCCATAAAGATAAATATGAAGTTGAATTGGTTGCTAAAGTTCAAGTCAAAAGAAATGGTAAGTTAATTAAGTCATACCCGGTTAAAGTAAACCGTGGACAGGTAGCTAGAGAAATAATAAACAAACTCATTGAGATGAAATAATGGCATATCCCAGAATTACAAAATTAATAACCGAGCTTAAAGGAATGATGGGTAAACCCGCGAATGTTGCGGAACGCAGACTCAATGATAAAGACTCTGCTAATTACGATAAGTATACTCCCCAGAATTGGTTTAAACAATTACCAATAATTCCGGGGCAGGAAACTCCTCCAGCATCAGGTTATGGTTATACACAGTCGCCTTATGTATCACAGTGGTCTAAGATGTGGGGTGTTGCCCCAATCACAGATCTTCCTAAATATAGGATGATGTATAGGACAGTTCCTATAGTTAAAAAGGCAATTGATAAGACAGTAGCGACAGCTATCAGTAAAGGATTTAAACTCGAGTTGGATCCAGATGTTGATAGAAGAGAAGAGATTCTCGAGTATCTCCAGAGCTGGATTAATCAACAGCAAAACTTCAAACTCACATTACAGATGATAGCATCTGATGCACTTACCTATGGTAATGCATATGCTGAAGTTGTTTATACCGGAAGCACCGTTGAAGAGAAGTACAGTAATGATAATGAATTTCATCGTGTAGCCATACCCGATCCCAACGAAGATTATAAGATGGGTGGGGATGGTGTTCCATATTTACCAACAGTTAATTATAATGGTAATGGTCGTTATTTAGAGATAGCGTCTGAAGGAAATCCAGTATGGATTAAACCTCTCGACCCTCTATGGATGAGAGTTCGCAGGGATTCCTACGGCAACGTTTTCGGTTACTTGCAGTACCTTAGCACACCCCCAGTCGCCTTCACAACTTCAAAAATTATCCATGTTCGATTCAATCCCAAATCGTGGTGGACTGAGAATGCTTATGGTACTTCAATGTTACTGTCCTTGGTCAGAACCCAAGAAGCAATTTGGACAATCGAAAACGATCTTATATTAATTTCCCATGCATGTGCAAAACCCCCACTTGTATTTTCTTGTGGTACAGATGAAGATCCCTGGACGGAATCTCAGCTAACGGCGTTTGTTGCATCCACTAGTGCCCGTGGGCCAGGTGGAGATATCTACCATAGGGGAGATGTCGCAGCCACACCTTTACCGTTCCCTGCATCATCCTTGGCGCCACTTATAGCGCATTTGGATATTCATATGCAGCAGAGAATGATCTCTCTAGGTGTTCCTCCCGATCTATTGGGTATTCATGGTGGATCTAACAGATCTACAGCCATGGTCACATTCGATGATTGGATTAATACTATTCAATTATTACAACAGCAACTCGGAGATGCTCTTCAAGAACAATTGTTTAAATCTATTATTGAAGGTGTCTTTGGAGAAGGAACTCCAATACCAAGAATGGTATGGAACCAAGTATATGAGAAGGATGATTCAGCTGAAGTTCAGAAGACAATCTCACTCAGAAGTGCCAACATCATCACAACTAACGAAGCAAGAGCAATGTTGGGTGAGAGTGGACATACTCTCGAACCAGTGACATCTGGTGATTCTCTCTTACCCCCGGCGGCATTTATGCCTACCGAGGGTGGGGTTGATAAAAAAGTTGGACCAGAGATGCCACCCAAGGATGCGATTCTTGAAGATGAATCTGAACCAATGAAGGCAGAGGAAGAAGAATTCTCTGATATAAAAATCAAAGAACCATATGTCTTCATGCCAAAGAAAGAAAAGTATTTGGAGATGGAGCAGCCTAATGTTGCGGGTGACTCGTTTACAGAACCCGGAACTCCGTCTGGAAATGGTCAAGCTCAGAAGCCCGATCATAGACCGGCCGAATTGATGTATCCTCTTTTGAAAAAGAAGAAAGCCAGTATTGAAGCCGAACTCGGCAAATCTACCGGACAGGGTGAGGAACCCCCAAAGGATCTTACAAGTGTCAAGATAAAGAAAGTTGCCACCGTGAGCGGTGTTGAAGTCTGGTTGGTATCTGGTGACAAAGTTGCTGCTCGATACAGTAAAGACTGGAAACATTCGGGATCAGATGGTGAACATGATTATATAGGTGGTCATCATTTCGTATTCGATTACATCCCAGAGAATGAAGTCTGGGTATCTGATTTAGATTTGGCACCGGGGAACACAGCATATCACGAACTTGTGGAACGAATGGCGATGAAAGATGAGGGCATGACTTATGCCGATGCACATAGAAAGGCATTGAAAGCAGAAGGTACTCCCGAAGCAGACATTCCCAACCGTGAGTATATTACACCAGAAGAAGTCAAGAAAAAACTTGATGCCACGTATTCAAAGAATACAGATGGAACGTGGCAGATGGATACACGTATAATTAAATATGATTCCACCGCTGGAATTATTTATGTCCAGGAGGGTGGGAAAGTCATTGATCAACTTTTGGTTCGTTCAATGGGTGACATGGAAAAACTTATCAATAAATTAGATAAAGAATTTCAAAATAAAAACTGACCGAAAACTATATATACTAGAAGAGACATATAAGGAGTAACTAAATGACTTTTACAACAACTATAACTTACGACACGAATTCAGTAAAGACTCCGCTCGTCGTAGCAAACATTCTTGAAAATGAGACATTGAATGACACAGGGACGAGTGGACCAATTTATATTGGTGGCGCTACCCACTTACTCCTTATTGTCACACTCGGTACAGAAACCGGGACAGCTGATGTAACTTTTAAAATTCAACCAGTGAATGCAGCCGGAACACAAGTCGGCACATTCTCATACGATACTGCATCTCTTACTGCTGCTGGAGTTACTGGTAAAGCAGTAGATGAAGCATCGACAACTCCATTCGGAGATTATGTCGCAGTCGTTTGGACTGGAACACTTACTGGAGCACATTACTTTGCAGCCAGTTCAGTAAAGCTTGTGGCTAAATAATTTTAGGGAGTGGGGATTATGGTAGCAACAATTAGAGAAAATCAAGTAACAACATCACTGCCCAAGACAGTCGTATTGTTTGGTCAGTTTCTTGGATACAGGGCGGCTTATACCCATGCGGCTTCTGAGTATACGCATGTGTTGCTTAGAAGAGCCAATGAGATAGATTTTACCTCTAGCGATTTAAATCAAGAAACAATAGATTTTGATGTATCGGCAAATATAACAAATACTTCCAAGG